CCCAAGTTCGGGTCCCACCCGAGACGGCCCCGAATATACGTCAGTAAATCTGCAAGTGTATAACTGGTACCCCAATGGCGTTTCGAGCGGGCATTCAAACCAGGAAGACCCGTCTATCAGAGCATCTCGCCACCAGGCCTCGAAGGCCCGACCCTGGACGCTAGAGAAAAGCCAGCGAACGGATGCGCCCTCGGGCACGCTCGTAAACCGTCTGCGTTGCCGCGCTCTGCCGCTGGCCAACTCGGTGCGCATCAGAGGCGAAACCAGCTGGTAGTTTCGCCCCGAGTGAAGCCCACGAGGTAGGTTTTCAGGGTAGTAAATAGTCATGGGGCCACGGCGTCGTCAGAAAGGTAGACGCGCTCATCATATCCGACAGCCTCAACTTGTGCACTGCTCATTCCGTTTGGCGCTACGCTTGTTAGCAATACTGCGTAGCATATCTCCTCAAGTTTGCCGAAAAGCAGATGCGGCGGTTCTATTTCCCAAGTCACGTCGGGGACGAAATCGATCATCGGAATCGTCAGCCTATAGTCGTCCAGGCGGGTAGCGGGGTACCGGCCGGCCACAGATCCGTCCGGGCGCCGAATCAGCACGCCGTGGGCTCCCGTGCCCCAGGATAGCGGCTCGGACGAGGTGAGCTGCACCTGACCTGAATCAAGCAGCTGAAAACCTAGTAATAGCGCGCTTTGGGGGTACCCGGACACGTCGTCGGCCACTGCGCAATAGCTAAGGTATCGGCTCACCAGGGCGTCACCTTCGGTTGCCCAGCTAAACGTATCCGGGCGGTACCGTTGCACTCTGCGCCTGCGCATCCCAATCTGGTAGGCCTTGGTGCGATCTGTCACCCCTACAGCCGTTATTTTCTCTATCTTTTTGCCCTCGTCCCCCGGTAGGAAGCAAGAGACCACGTCTTCCGTCCAGTTGAAGGCATTTGTGAAAGTAACCTCCACGCCGTCAAATTCTTCTGGGTTTGCAGTCAGTCTAGGCGTGCGTCTCAGATGGCCCGTCATGTTTTGAGGCGAGTACATGCGCTCAAAAACGGTTCTCGGTTCGTCCCGCACCGGAGTTATTTGGCCGCGGTCAATGGTCAGCTCAGCAAAACCGGCACCAAAAACATCGTTTAGCGCCTGCTGTGCGGTAGTTTCGCTCGCGTATGAGTTATCAAAGTGATCTCCGCGAGCGTCCCAAATTGCACCCAGCCTGTCCAACTCGTCAAAGTTCACCCGCGAATCGGGGTAGCCCAAGGAACGTGGGATATACGCAGCAAAGTCGCGCAGGGAGCGAGTCGGCTGCTCGACACCTTCTGAGTTGGGCAGAATCCGAGTAGCTACTACGGAAATCATCGATTCAGTTTGTGCCGAGATCCGGTCAGATGAACGAACTTTTACACCCAGGGTTGTCGTCCCGGCATAGCTGGTAGGGGCCACGAGCTTTGACCGCAGGGCGTACCACTGGACGGTATCGTGATATTCCAAATTCTCGCCCAGGGGCTCCACCCGACGCACGCGTAGCTCAGGCCTTATGAACGCGCCATACGTTATCAAGTCCGTGTAGCCGCCCTGGTCAAGGGTCGAATTATTCTTTTGGAAAACCAAAGAGTTCCAGGACGAAGTGCCCATCGGCCGCCACTGTACTTCGTATTTTACGTACCTCTCGTAGACCTGGCCCTCTCTCCCCACACCGCATAGGCCTTCCGGGAAAAAGAAATCAAGTTCGGATCGGTCTGTCACTTCGCCTTCCGGGCAACCCGGGAACGGTCCGCGCCAACCGCTCTCAAAGTTACTGTCATCGATCCGAACCGAAGCTCCTGCGAGCGTGCCGGCGTCAAATCCGGGGAACGAGGTATCACTCGAACCCGACGAGTTCAGCCGCTCCACTGTGATAGCGCTGTCACTCTTGGAAAGTATGCGAAAACGTAATCCATCGGGGCCTATTGCCGCAGACCCGGTACCGAGCACTAGAGCATTCGCCGGAGAGCCCCCTATCGTGTTCAGGGTCATCTGCAAGGAGCCGCTGTTATAGCTGTTGACGATGTATCGCCCTGCGTTATTGCCGGTTACCTCGATAGTGTCCCCAGGCGAAGGGTTGAGCATGCCAAGAGGCCCGCTAATGATGTCCCGAGCTGCGCCGCCCCCGTCGGTGACAGTGTAGGTATACGGGGCGATCACGCGAATAATAAGCCCCGGCGACCAGTCGCTCGGAAAACTTCCGGCACCCGATGGGATGCTGATCACGTACCCGCCAAAGGTAAAACTAGATGCACTTGGCGCGGACGTAATGGAAGACGAAGCGGTTAGCTCAAGGCCCGCAGCGCCCGTGGAACTCGCGCCTACCTCCGCTGCTGTATGCCACCAGTCGAAGGCACTGTAGCCTGCAACAGATTGACCCGGCTCGAATTTCTGGTACGTGCCGTCGGCACCCAGGGCAATGATCGCAGTATCGCCAATCTTCACGTTACTCGCCAGGATCTCCATCCGCCCCACGCCCACACACAAACCCAGCTCAGTCCATTGTTGCCGGTAGTTTTGAAAATACTTGCGTGGGGGCAACAGGTAGTCCGGGTAGACTTTCATGCGGCCAGCTATCTCGCGAACAGGGTCCCCTAGCTTAATCTTGTTTCCGCGAACGCTATTTTGGTTGAGGGAGTCGCCCTGGCCCGGAGTATTCGGCGTACCCGGCAGCTTTGGCATCAGCATGCCGAATACTGCTTTGACACCCGCAAACAGGGCGACCGTAATACTGAACGGGTCGGTGCCCTTGGGCTCAATATGAAGCCTTACTCTGTCGCACGGCTTGAATATGAATTCCCCCCACTGGTCGAGCGGCACTTTCTCGTCGTTGACCCACGCAGTAAGCGAAAGGGGCTCTCCGGCAACGTACCCGCCGGCCATGATGCCGTTGAGAAACTCGGCAATAGTGGTTCGAGTTTCGATAACGTGCGTCTCAATAGGGGTTGCCTCAAGACGATTCGGGTAAATCTCGATCACAGTAGAACACCACTCTGTAGTAAGCCGCGGCGAAGTCAGGGATGCTGCGCATGCTCACCCCGACGCCAGGATTCGTTTCAATTACCCACAGCCTACCATCCGCCTCCACTACTACGCCAACGTGGACGAACAGCCTACCCTTAAACACTGCGGCCAGGGTACCAGGGCGCGGACTTTGGCCGGATACTAGCCCCGAACTCACACCCTGAAACTGACAAAGCACTGCAGCGCCGTTCCCTCTGATCGCCAGCGGGTCGTCTGAAAGCCCCGGTAGCCCAAGTTCCTGTCGTACTGCCAGTACAAGGCCCCAGCAGTCCAAGCCTTCGAGAGTGCGGCCACCGTCAACGTAGGGAACGCGCATGAACTTATTCATGTGATGTACTTCACACCCGGTGAGAATTTTTGGGTATACCTGAAACGGGGCCAGGCGGTGTCGATCAAGTTGAAGTAGCCCGCCGTAAATTGCACGGTTGGCCCCTCTATCTCTGCCGCCAGCGCATCAAGGTAAAGCGGGGGTTCTGCGGGCGCCGAGGGGTCTGATTCCAAGTAGGTGCGTAGCGTCATGAGAATGGGCGCCGCGACCTCGTTTGCTTGGTCTATGCGCCGCTGTGCTTCGCCAGACACGTTATCTATGGCGATACCCAAAGTCTGTGCGCCTGAGTTGTCGCGCTTGGGCAAAGAGGGGTCGAACGCAGTAGCGATGTAGGTCAGCACGCGGCCATCTTCTGACGTAGCGGTAAAGTCGAAAAACTGGTCGCAGATGAGCACAGGGTCGGCCCAAGCCGTAGATGTGATCTCCAGGCAATGCACCTCGCAGTCACTGCCACCGCTCGATCGCAGGATATCTAAAATGGTACTCATGCCCCACGCCTCTGCGTTCCGGTAATTTGGTTTACGGTTTGACCCAGTCGCCCGTTGCTCTGCGCGTCTGCGACCGTCACGTCGATGATGAAACGTCGGTCCGCGTCACTCCACTTGCTCGAAGCACTCGCTGCCCCGCTTCCGTAGTTATTGATGTTGATGATTGGTGCTGCCGAGTCACCGCCGCCCGAGGTGGCGTCTCTGTTACTCACGACCTCGCCGCGGGTGTTGGGCATCATGTACTGCTTACCGCCGGCCGCGTTGAAAATCTCCGGCGCGCCGCCCTCGTTCACCCGGTACATTTTGTTGCCGGATACCCCACCGCCGTACTGCCGGCCGCCGCCAAAGGACTTGGCCAGGAGCATGGTGGCCAGGAGCGCCGCGCCGCCGATCACTGCCGCGCCGCCGAACGAAGCGATAGACGACAGGCCTGCGGCGGGCGCCATAGAGGACGCTACCGCCGTGCCCGTGGTAGCCGCCGCCGTGGTAGTGGTAGCCGCGATCGTCGCTGTAGCGCCCACCTGCGCCGTCGTTACTGCCGCCGTACCGGCTACCTGCGCTGCTGTCGTTGCCTGCGCAGCGCCCGCCATCATAATCTGCTGTTTGACCCAGTTGACGCCCATCTGTACGAAAGCGCCCACGACGGTGTTGAGCACCGTGTTAGCGATGCCGCCCATGGCGTCCTTGAGCGACGTTGTACCTGCCAGGAGACCGCTGATTGCCTGCGTTCCCGACTGGCCCAAGGCGTCGATGCTGTTAAGCAGTAACTGATTGCCAAGGGACGCCGCTTTGAAGTTTTCCTCCTGCAAAACGCGCATTTGTTCCAGGTGGGCGCGTTCCGCCTGGCCCTTCAGCTCCAGGTAACGTTGGTCGCTGAGTAGCTTCTGGTCGTTCAGCGCCTGCAACTGCTGGAGCTGCAATTCGTAGCCCTGGGTCTCCGCGGCGATCGGATCAACTTTTGCCAACAGGTCCTTGCCTGTTTTCAAATCGTAGAGCGCGCCCGCCATGTCCCGCACAGCCTGAATCTGTTCCGGGGTGGCGTACTTGTTCAGACTGAGCTGTGCCGAGTCCTGGGCGGCCTCTCGCGCGGTCTGGCCTACCTTTGCCAGTTGGCTGCCGAGCTGAGTAAACGCCTTCTGGTTCTGCTCGATACCGGTTTTTTCTTCGTTCGCAGCTTTGCGTGCTGCAGCGGCACGGGCGGTTTCAGCCTTTGCAGCTTCGCTCGCAGACTTAGTTTTGTCAGTTTTAGCCTGTTTTTCTGCTTCTTTCTGCTTGTAGATTTCGGCGGCAAGTTGTTTAGCCTGCGCGATTTCCTGAGCTGTTGCACTGGCCCCAAGTTTTTGCACCGCCAGGATTTGCGCACGTTCTAGCCCCTGAACCCGAAGAGCTGCCGCTTCGTCCTGCAGTCGCTTGATTTCTTTCTGGCCGTCCGGCGAGGTAGTCGGCTCTACCCGCGTCGACTTACCTTGGGTCGGCGTCTGTGCGAGTGTTTTACGCTGAAACTCAATCTGGTCATTGAGGTTCTGCTGCAGCGTGGTCAGCTGTTCCAGGCGTTTTTTGTTCGGGCCGAACAGCCGATCGTTTTCGAACGCGATCAAACGAGTGGTATCAGCCTGGTCGACCAACAAAGAGTTGAGCTTTTCGACACCGGTGAGGTTGCCTGAGATGTTGTTAATGCTGCCTGCGAGACCGTCCAAGGCTTTGGCCAATGCGGAGGACGCGCCCAGTGCTTGGTCCAGTTTGGACAGCGCCGCCCCGAAAGCCACCGTAACGGCATTGCCTGCGTCTGCTGCACTACGGGGCAGTTTTTGGAATTCCTCGTCTACCTGAGGCACGCGCTGCAAGAGCAAGTCGAGCAGTTGCTGGGACGATAGTTTACCGTCCAGCATAGCTTGGCGGAATTCGCCCATGGACTTCCCGGAGGCTGCCGCCAGCTGGCGCACAAGTTCAGGGGTTTGCTCGGAGATGCTGTTGAATTCTTCGGCGCGTAGAGTGCCACTGGCAAGTGCCTGGCCCAACTGGCGAAGAGCGTTGGCCGTTTCCTCTGCGCTGCTGCCGCCGATTTTGCCAATTTTCTGCAGAGTTCCCGTCAGAGTTAGGACCTCCGCATTGGTGGCGCCCAGTGACTTCAAGCTGGTGCTCAGTGTTTCCCACAGTTTCACAGTGGCGGGCAATGTCTGGCCGGTCTGCGCTGCGATGGTTAACAGTTCCTGGTAGGTCTTGCCTGCGGTCACTAGATCCGGGCTGAGCCGATTGATTCGGCTTTGCAGCAAGGTGAATTGCTCAGCAAGTTCGCCCCACTGCTTCAGAGTTTGAACTGTGATTAGGCCTGCGATTATCCCGGCAAGCGGCTTTAGTTTCGCGCCGAAACCGTCGGAGGTAACTTGAGCTTTTTTGGTACCACCCTCGAGTTTATCGAACTGCGCATCCAGTTTCTTCAGGTTCGCCTCATATGCCGAGGTAGACAGCAGACCGCGTTTATAGGCAGCGTTGAGTTGGTCCTGTAAATCCTCCAGGCGCCCCGTAGCAGCCACTGTTGGGTCGATCTGCCCCAAGAGCTTGCGCAGTGCAGCAGCTTCACCCTCTGTGGCTTTCGCAGCCCCGTCGATGGACCGGGCTGCTTTGCTGAACGCAGCGTCTGTACGGTCCGCGCCCTTCTGCGCGGAGTCCAGGGCAGCATTGACCCGATTCGCGCCCGTGGTCAACTTGGACGTGTCGAAGTCCACATCGTAGTAAATGGAGCCGACTTCTTCAGCCATGGTTCGCAGCCTCTAAACGTGCTTTGTTGACCCGTGCGAGCCAGCCTTTCACGTGGGAATATTCGTCGTCAGTGGGAACTTTCTTGGCATCTTTAGCGGGCGGGAATTTAGCGCGCATGGCAATTATATACGACGTCATGGTCATGTCCCATGCCTGGGCCTCAGTTGCGCCCAAGTGTGCCATAGCTGCGGCTGCAAAGTCCCGCGCCTTGAACTCGCTGAGGTAGTCCTCTTTCTTGGCGCCGCGTGTTGCCTCGGGCGGGATGTCGCCCAGTACGCCGTGTTTCAGCAGGCCGGCGGCCAAGCCAACGATGTCAGCCAACGGCAGGGCGCCGCGCACGTACCGGTAGCGCTCGTTGACGTAGCCTACCAGCCAGTCGATGGCCTCGTCGGTGCACGCGTACAGGACGTTGACAGCGTGGCTGAACTGGTCTCGGCGCCAGGTTTTGAGGCGCGGTTCATCCAGCACCGGGTTTCCGCTCAGGGGCGGCGCGCCGCAGACCGTGACGAACAGCTCTACAATCTCCTTTGGCGTCCCCAGGCGCGCCATGGCCGCGAGCGACGGTCGGAACTTAACGTAGCGTTCGCCCACCTGTACGCCCATCTCGCCGATGTCGGTTAAAACTTGCATGGGGTTGACACTCCTGACAACTAGGTAGACACTGACGACATCTTAAACGAAAAGAGGTGTTGCGACATGGAAAGCCGTCTACATGTTAAGGCACATTTCGGTGGGGTTTTCCTCAAAGGGTTAACGTCACATGGGCATTTTTGCCTTACCCCGGCACAGGCGCGTACCCTCGTAACTTTCTGTACAGCCCCGGACCTTTCGGAGCAGGAGTGCGTTTCTTTTTCCGCGGGACATAAATCCGGTGTTGAAATCGCTTCGTGCTTGGAAAATTACACTGTCATATTCACTCACGGTGACGACGTCTGCCCGGAAATGATCCGCAAAACAGATTTACCTCTCCTGGGCCGAAAAGTTCACGACGCGCTACTTACGAAAAAGGCCGCCGAGTCTGACGACAGAGCGGGCCTGTGACTCAGTGCCTCAAGGGCCTACTAGCCCTCTTGAATCCAAGCAGTCACACCTGCAACACCGCCTGTAACGTTGACGGTGCCCTGCAGGAAGTTGCGGATGGTGGAGAGCGCCACGGCTTGCACGGTGCCGGCCGCGATGGCGATCGAGTAGCCGCCGCTCACGTCGATAGTGCCGCCCTGGCCCGGAGGCGCAACGGTGGTGCCTGCGTCGCCGTCAATCACGACGGTAACACTGCCTGCGGTGCTGTTCGACAGGTACAGGGTCTGCAGCTTGCCGGGGCTGTACACCAGGGTATCCGCGCCAGTGAGTACGGTCGGCGCCACGGCGAATTTGCCATTGGTGGCGAATGGAGCAATCGATTTGATCAAGGCCATGATTTATACCACTGGAGTTGGGGTGACGATCAGACCGAAGTCCGATGCGGTGGACGACGCTTCGATGCTGAAGGTGCTGATTTCGTCGTACGGGGCTTCCAGGTCATAGGTCGACAGCAGGAAGTATCCGACCACGGTGATACGCGGGTCAGTACGGCGCAGCCACACAACCGGCTGGCCATTGGTGGCCGTCGGGTTCAGGTAGTGCAGCAGCAGCTCTGTCTGGTGAACAGTGGCCGTGTCAGTGCGGCGCGCCACACCGTCAGTGCTGATGGTGACGGTTTTGTAGGTCGCCAACATCTCGCGGATGCTGTTAATCGAGTCGTCGGCGGTAGCGTCAACGGTGTCGTACTCGGTGCTCAGGGAGTTACTGCGCAGCGCGCCGATGAACTTCCAGTCGGCTTCTTGCGGCAGCGCGTCACCGCAGCCAATGGAGAATTCGAGCGATGTTTCGCGGCCCACAAAGGCCGAAGATTCGCAACCTGCCATGTTGATACCCTCAAGTTAAAAGTTTGCCCAAGAGGGCTAGTCAGTTACGTATGCGTAAGACTTCTTTCGCAGAATACCATCTATGATGTGTCTTGAGATACCATAGGTTGCCCTCACGTCTTTTCGATTTTCTCCCGAGGATAAACGAATACGGATATCGCGGACTTGTTCCGGGGATAGCCCCTTCTTAACTCGGCGAGCCGCAGCCGCAGCTAAAACAGCAGCTTTGTGCTCAGGGGTTTGAACCTTCCCTACTTTAGCTATCCTCATCTTTTCCTTGGCGTCTTCCGTATGCTTTCTACCGTAAGGCGATCCAGCTATCTTTAGAACGTTGTAAGCGGGCTGCAGTACGTCTAAAGCTTTCTGTTCGTACCAACGGGCGGTTTCTTTAGCGCAGTGAAACATCACTTCAAAAACAAAATTCGACTCTCCGTATTTTTGCCAAGCCCTCTGAAGGTGTTGCGAATGGTGAGTACCTTTGCGTAAATCACGAAAATGTACGGACTTACGTTTTTGCAAATGTAGAGAACTTCCGACGTAGAGATTCCCGTTTACCAGATTCCTGATGCGGTAGACCCCTACCAGGTACGCCTTCATAGCTCAACACCCATTAGCAAGAAACTCACGCGGTACCAAGGGCGGTCCTCGGTGGTGTATCCCGGCCCGGTTGGCATCGCCTGCGCCCGAATCGACGTGATATTTCCGCTACAACTCGCCGACATTGACCTACGCACCAAGGAGTAAGCGAATTCCTCAAGGTCAGGTAGCGCCCCGGCCACGTTACGCTCGCCCTTCTTGCCTAGCAGCAGCACGTCGATAGCGGCGCTGAACCGATCAACATCGGGTTTCGGGCCGCCCATGAACTCGAAGACCGCGAAACGCTTGGCGTCATTGGTCGGGCTGTCGACCCAGCTGCCTCGGGCGCGCGTATATGCCGAGGCTCCGGGCGTCTCATTGAACCAGGTGACAAAGTCGTCGTAGGGGTTGCTCACAGGGCCATGCCTCTCTTGATTGCGGCTCTTATATCCGCGCCGGCGTCAACTTCGAACGCAACCTGCAGGAACCTGGGGCTGCCGCCCGGGCTACCTTTAGGGTCCCAAAAATATCCCCGGGAATGGTCCCAGGGGTCGCGCCAAACGTCCTTGTCCTTGAAGGTACCTTTGGCGTCATGAACCGCTGCGGCGTATTCAGCGGTGTAACCGACACGGCCTTTATATCCATTAGAATCATGCGTAACTTTGCGATATTGGCTATTGATCAAGAGAGAAGTGTCTACAGGGGTACGCACGGATGCGTACCCCTGGCCTATGATGCAAATTTCAGTAACCGTGCGTTCGCTCAAGTCGCCGGAAATACGCCCCACCAGCTTCGCCGTGGCTGCTTTCGCCTCTTTCACACCTTTCAATGGCATATCAGGTCACCGTACGGTAGTCAGGCACGTCATCGAACATCAACATGTCCCATTCCATATGACTGCGAATCTCCTGCCAGTCAGTCGGGGCGTCGGTGTTCAGTAGGATGAGGTCGCGGTACTTGGGCCGGGCGTCCTCAGACCAGATAATGTAGTTGCTGACGAACTCGGCGCCGTTGGCATCGCGCATCTGCTTCGACTCGGCGGCCCAGGTGCACAGAATGGTGTACTCGGGGCCGTAGGTGGTGCCCCCAGCCTCTAAGTCTTCCTCGACGTAGGGCCGGATCGTGGCAGTGTTCTTATACGACCAGCGGGCGATTAAGGACATTCGCAACCCCCGCGGCCGAGCCACATACCGGCATTCGGGCCAGGTAGCGGTGGAATCAACCCGTCAACGCAGCCGAAAGTGTCGAGCCCCGCCAGTGGCCCCGTCTGTCCGCGATAGCGCTCTGTCACTGTGCCGAACCGGTAGGACTGTGACGCGCCGGATGGTGCTGTTTGACTGGTCACCAGGCGGTCCCCTTGCACCACGCCGTACACGCCGATCAGGTTCAGCAGGATCAGCGAGATGGTGGCGGGGTCGTAGTGTTCTTCCAGGCAAGGCAGCGCGATAGCGAATCGATCGAGGATGAGCTGCAGCACAAAGTCCGGGATCGACACGCCGATACTGGCGAGATACTGCTTGGCTTGGTCGAGGGTGATCATGTCGGCACCTGGGTCGGTAATGCAGGCAGCATACCACTATGGCGCAGGCAACAAAAAGCCCACCGTGTGACGGGCGGGCTCAGTGTGCAGCAGGTGTTACTTCTTGGCGGCAGGCGGCGCTGGCACCGGTGCGGCTTCACCGGTCTGAGCATTCAGCTCTTTCGCGGTTTCAGCTTTAGCCGGGCTGGCAACTTCCAGGGCTTCACCGGCGCTGTTCAGCTCACGCACGCGGCCGATGAAAATACCGGCCGGCTCGTTGTCGTCAAACGTCACGACGGTGCCGGCCGGGATCTGCTCGGCGGCGTTCTGCCACACGGGCGAGGTCAGTTCAAACTTTTTCTTGGCCATGATGGCTCCTTAGCTCGATGCAAACAGGACGCCGGAGCGGCCCAGTGCGTCACGTTTAACCATGATGCCTGCCGCCATCCAGGTCAACCAGTGGTAGTCGCTGAAAGGCATGTTACGCATGATCGGCGTGGTGGTCATGGCCATGCCAACGGCAGGCTGGATGAACTCACGCGACAGGCGGACGGCCAGGATCTGGTTGCCGGTCAGCACGTTGGTTTTCTTGATACCCGCGACGCCCGGGGTGTTCAGCAGGCCTTGCAGGAAGGTCTGGAAGCGGGTGTCGTTGGTGCCAGTGCCCAGTTGGTTGAACCAGACTTCAGGCGACACGTAGAACATGATGTCGCCGTCGACGTTGTTGGCACGACCTTGCAGGATCGACAGGATGGTGGTGAACACCGTCTGACGCTGTGCGTAGGTGGTGGCAGCTGCGGTCATGTCGGTATTCAAGCCACCGGCGCCGAGGTTCACCAGCTGGGTACCTGGGGAGTTCTTGAGGCCGAAAGAGCTGACACCCTTGAACACGGCATTCGCGTCGCCGTTCAGGAAGTTATCGAGCACTTTGCGACGAACGGAACGAACCGAAGCAGCCTGGTCGTCGACGATCGCGTCGAAACCTTCCGAGCGCATGGCTTCCATCTCACGCCATTCGCGACCGAACGCGTTGTCGTGGATCAGCACCAGGGTGCCTTCGTAGTCGTACGCAACGTGGTCGACGGGCTTGGCGTGCTGGCCGCTGATCGAGCTGCGGGCCACGAAACCGTCGTTTACTTTGCGGTATTCGCTGGTGATTTTGCCAATAGGCAGCGAGCGGGCCAGCGGCAGCAGATCGTCCAGGATCACGTTGCCCTCATCACCGGTCAGCAACGACTTGGTGGTGTTGTCGAAGTCGCGATACACGTCCTGGGGTACACGGCCGACGTTCGCTTCCAGTTGCACGCCTTCGTGTGCAGCCAGTTGCAGGTCCATGTAGCGTTCGGAGCGACGACGCAGGGTGATGTGCTCGTATTGCTCGCGAGCCGGGCGGCCATTGGCGGCCAGGATCTTTTTGTCGAGGTAGAAAGCCATTTTCGGCGCTCCTTACTTGAACTTGACGCGGATAAATGGAGCACCCGCAGTGGTTGTAACGGTTTCATCGGAGTAGCAGACCACGATGTCGGTGGTGCCGTTGGCGGCTTTCAGTTGACCGTCACCGTTCGAGGTGAGGGCCGAATCGAAAGCGTAGGTGCCGGCCACCGCGCGCATTTGGTAGTACTCGCCGGAGTGCGGCTGGTACCCGAAAGCGGTTTCGGTCAGCAGGTACGTGTAGTCCACCGGGCCCAGGATCGGCTCCTTGATCACGTAGGCGAAACCGACGGCGCCGCCGGCCGCATCGTGCGGCTTGAACTTGCCAGGTGCTGCGCCGGTGATCAGAGCCAGGAAACCCGACTTGACAGCAACGGACGACAGGCGCTCGGACTGCACAGGGTTAATGTGCTGAACAGGGCCGAGGTAAATTTTGTTGTGCGCAGACATGGTCGGTTACTCCGGCAGGGTGTCAGCAAGGTTGTCTTGCTTGTTGATGACAGGCAAGCCACCCAGGATCGGGGCCGCCGGCTGGAACTTCACGAACGCAGCTTTCAGCGCATCGCCGCTCAGTGCGTTGGCAACCACTTCGCCCAGGTGCTCGGTAACAACACCGCGCATCTCAGTTTCTTGAGCGTTGGTGTTCGCAGTCAGCGCGGTTTTCAGTTCGGCATTGGCCGCCTGGAGCGCGGTGATTTGTTCGGTCAACGGAGCCAGGGCAGCGGTGTTAGCCGCGTTCAGTGCTGCCAACTGGGCGTCGAGTGCCGCCTTCAGTTCTTCGGGTGTCATATCGAGCGCCTCAGTATTTAGTGTGTTAACGGGTTTGGATGTTACACCACTGCGGAACATCGTCAAAATCTTATTGACAGTGGCCTTCAAACTGAATTCAACCTTGCGTTCCACCGGTGCCGACTGTTCCGACAGCGTCACCTTGCCGTCGATGTAGCTGTAGCCGGTGCTGAAGTAGTCGCCCTCGACGCAGTACACCACGTTGACCGCGTCGAAGTCCTCCGCGTAGGCCCACTTGTCGACGGTGCCATACTTCGTTTGCAGCGCCTGGCTCAGTGCGTCGCGTTTGGCCTCGTAGCTGTCGTCACTGAGCACATCGTCGTTCACGGTGATCGGCTTGGCGTCGGCAACGTTGACCATCAGGCCCACGCCCTGCTCCGGGGTGGCCGCGCCGGTCTCGTTGATCAGGATGGCGTCGTGGTCGAACTTCATGTTGCGCGCGATCCAGTCGTAACCGTCGCCGTTGGTGGCGGGCTCACGCTCCAGCATGATGCCGGTACTGGTGTGGATCGGTTGCTTGGCTGCCACGGCGTCGAGCAGCTCACGGCCGCGAATGCTGTTCTTGGCGAACTCGGTGTCCACCCACTTCTCCAGGTACACCCGGTTACCCTCGCGCCGCACGTTGCGGTTGTAGGCACCGGCGTAGTAGGCGTTCGTGGCCTTGGGGTGGAATGCGGAAATATACTTGCCGTTCGCCATCGGGTGGCCCACGGGCGCCGGGGTGTCCTCAAGGCTGAGGTAACTGGCGTCAATCTCGGCTTTCGGGTACAGGCCGCCGTTCATCACCACGTTATCGGGCAGCGTGTACGACGGGATCACCAGGTACTCGCGGCCGTCTTCGTTGACGGTGCGGATGTCGGCATTGTTGACGATAGTGCGCAGGTTCACGCGGATCGGCTCTGCGCCGGGTGCGTGGTTAACCTGCAGAGTGCGAGATGTGCGGCGCATGCCTAAGCCCTCGTGGAAATAGGGCATAGGATGCGCCAGATGGTGCGGGTGTTGCAAGCTGGCCGGTTTTCCCCTTCTGCTGCGCGCCCCTGCCCGGTGTTATCACCTTTCGGTCAACCTTGCCGCACAGGTATCGACTTACGGAGGACTTGTCCCGGCACCCGGGGCCAGACTCGGTTTCGCAGAACAGTGGCCGCAGCCCGGATGGGCGCATCATTAAGCCATCTGCCGCAGCTTGCCCCGCTAGTGTATCACTTGTGTCAACTCCCGTAACTACCCACTGTGTCAACCGTGCGTGTATCCTGTCCAGCATTACCCAATCGCCCCGGAGCGACTCACATGCAGCCTACGCCCCTTGAGCTGGCCGTCAACGAACTGACGCAGCGGCAAATCATCGCTTCACGTAACGCCCTGTCCCTGGGTGGCAACGACGCCAAACGCCCGGGTGCCTGGTGCGAGTACGGGTTCCCTAATGACCTGGTGTTCAACGACCTGTACCGCATGTACGAGCGTCACGGTGTGGCCCACGGTGTCGTGCACCGCCTGCTCGACAAGTGCTGGGAGACCATGCCCGAGGTTATCCAGGGCGACAAGGCCGACGAGAACACCACGCAGACGCCGTGGGAAAAGTCGATCGCTAAGCAGTTCAAGAAGCTGAAAGCGTGGAAGCACTTCAAAGAAGCGGACCGCATGCGCCTGGTGGGCCACTACTCCGGCATCCTATTGCAAGTGGCGGACGGGCTCGCCTGGGACCAGCCGCTGAAAGCCAAGGTTGGCGTGCTGGTGAAGCTGATTCCAGCGTGGGAAGGCCAGCTCGAACCTGCCGCATGGGACACTGAGCCCACGAGCCCGACGTATGGCGAACCATCCATGTGGTCGTTCAATGAGGCGCAGGTCAAGGAGAACGACAGCCTAGACCCTGGCCGCGCCATGCAGATTCACCCGTCACGCGTGTTCATCGTGGGCGACTACCGTACCGGCGTACCTCTACTGAAGGCCGGGTACAACGACTTCGTGACGATCGAGAAGGTGGTCGGCGGCGCCGGTGAATCGTTCCTCAAAAACGCCTCCCGTCAACTGGCGATCAACTTCGAGAAAGATACGCAGATGGACCAGGTAGCCCGGATGTATGGCGTGCCGCTCAGCGAGTTGCACACGGCGTTCGACGACATCGCCAAGGGCATGAACCGCGGCCAGGACACCGTTCTCGGCATGCAGGGCGCCACGGTTACGCCACTGGTAGCCACGGTTCCCGATCCCGAGAAGCCGTTCAATGTGGCGCTCCAGTCCGCCTGTGCCAGCGTGCAGATTCCGGTGAAAATCGTGGTCGGCATGCAGACCGGTGAACGTGCTTCCACGGAAGACATCAAGGACTTCAACAAACGGGGCCAGGGGCGCCGCGTCAACGAGCTGAGCGATGACATCGAGGGCTTCGTGGCCCACCTGTCGAAGTACCGCCTGCTCGACACTCCGCTCAGCGGCACCGACCCGGAAATCACTTGCGTGTGGGATGACCTGGGCGAGGCTACCCTCAGCGAACGGCTGGCCAACGCGAAACTGATGGCCGAGACGAACAACCTGGGCAACTCCACCGGCGACAAGTACTTCAGCCCTGAGCAGATCGTCACGACTGCCGGTTTTGAGGTGGAAGACATGCCCGAGCCGCTGCCGGACGTTGCACCGACTGACGAGGAACTGCTGGCGCAACAACCGCCGCAGGTGACCGAGTAATGGCCGCTCAAGCGATTCTGCCGAGCAACCCGCACGACCCGACGGGCCAGGACCGGCGGGAACGTGGCGCCATCAACGACTTCGATCGGCGGCTCGCCAAGGTCCGGGCGCTGTACATCGGCCTCTTGGGGCGCATCCCGTACAACGTGGTAACGGTCAACGCCGAGGTCTACCAGTATCAGCTCACGCCCGAGATGCTGCAGATGCAGCTCGACGACGTGGGTGCGCAGGTGGACCGCATCCTGCTGGAGTACGACGGCCGTGACCTGTGGTTCACAGAGGCTTACGTGCAACCTGCATACCAGCAGGGGACGGCTCAACAACTGGCTAATCTTTCGGTGCAGTCTACCGCGTACGCAGCCTCCCGGCCGACCTTAGACGCACTGTTAACGTCTCGACCGTATCAGACTCGTTTGGCTTTCTTGAAACTCAGATTGCAGGGTTCTTTGCAGGGTTTCACTGCCGGCGTCCGTACAAATATGAGCCAAATTCTTTCAGACGGTCTTGCAGCCGGCAAAGGGGTTAGGGACGTTGCCCGGCAGCTGACTGAGCAAACAGGTATTGAGTCTCGAAAAGCTTTACGTATCGCCCGGACCGAGATTCCCGGTGCCCTCAGAGCTGCACGAATGGCAGAGGCTGATCAAGCTAAAACCGATCTGGGGATTCTCACTAAAGAGATGCATATGTCCGCACTCAGCCCAGTTACTCGCCCCCATCATCGAGCCCGACATGCACACCTTTACACGACTCAAGAACAGCGAGAATGGTGGGACAGCGGGGGAAACCGGTACAATTGCAAATGTTCCACGGTTTCTATTTTGGTTGACGAAAAGGGTAACCCTCTGACCCCGGGCATCATCGATCGGGCTAAAGCGATGCTTGCCAAAAATCCCCCACCTGCTCAAAAAGTCTAAAGGGTGAAAGAACGAGAGTAGGTACCGTTTTTGCCGTTTGGCTGAATAAGCAAGACGTCGCCTGGTTTGCCCACGTGTTTTGCCCAGTTACGAATTTCGTCAAGGCTGTCCGAATTAAAACGGTAGCACCCGCCTTTGTTCTGGATGTTGACTTGGGCAAGATATTTCATGTCTGCGATTCCTTGGTTGGTGAATTAATTATGCGAGTAGGTGACATTCGTGTCAACTATAAATCCGACGAAAGGAAGAAACCCGGCACCAGAGAAAGCGTGACCGGGTTTCTGTGTTGCGATGTGTTGATGTGACGGTCACAGAATGCGGTATGCCACGATATCTGTGGGCAGGACCTCCGTCTGGTCAGCCCATAGCCAGAAATCTCCGTCCGGTGTGATTTGCTCGGGTCCTGAAATAGTCCCATCGCGGTGCTGTATCTCAACTACGGCTCCGACTGCTGGCATTTCCCGAGTTGTTCTCCACGATCCGGAATGATTGGTCCAGGCCGGGACCTGACCTTTCAGCGGCAATGTGGCTTGCTCTACCCCGTCCGCCTTACGCTGCAACTGCTCCAGCTGCACCAGGCGATCCCCGTAGAACACCACTTTCTCAGCGTCGTACATGCCGTCGGTGTAGCCGCGCTTCGACTTGCCGAGCGTGCGGGCTGCGCAACGGCGCCACAATGCTTTAAACGCGTTGCCCTCGTTGAACGTCATACCCAGGGCGTCGATGATGTCCTGGCACTCGGCGGTGTACGGCTGCGCCTGCTCGTTGATCGGGTGCGTGATGTCGACCTGGTAGTACGTGGTGCTGCCGCCGGTGTATTCGTCGTTGGTTTTCATGGCCGGGCCCGCCCGAGGTGCCAAGTTTTTTCGTCATGCGCCACGGTGCAATCGAGCACCCGCATGTGAATCTCGGCCAGTTCGTCGTGCTGAAACTTCAACTCCGCACCCTTCAACCCGGCAACCTTACGGCCGTCCTGGTCCTGAATGCTGAAGGCGTCGCCCTCGCGCACGAAGCTGAGGTAAATCTTGTTGGGGTCGCGTTTGCTGGTCATCCGCGTAGCTCCTGCGCCAATTGCGACAGACGCTGCAGTTCTGAAGTCTCGTATTCCGTGAATTTCTGGTCGCTGGCGTAGTCGTTGAGCCGGTCGGTGAAGTCGATGCCCTCACAGTCCGTTACGTGCGCCAGGAATTTAATCAGCAGTGCTCGATAGTCCATCCGTTCAACCCTCACTACGCAGCACAACGCCGCTTTTGCCATCTTCGTTTACCCGCTTGCAGGTGGACCGCTCGGGGTCACGCCACACTGCGGGGCCCTCTGCTCCAGCCTCACCGGCTGCCACTGATCGGGCGCACGTCTCGCAGGCTGCGCGGACTACCATGCGTTCCGTACCGTGCAGGTTGGCCAGCTGCACCAGGAGGTAGATCTGTTTGGTGCTCATGCTTCACCTTCGAATTTGCGGTAGCCGGCGTCGAATACGGCAGCTGGCCCGCCTTCTGTGTAAAGTTCTTCGATATCAGCAAGGGTCGTTTCAACCGCAAGTTCTTCTGGCGTACGCTTAGGCCCAAACCACCCCGCGATCAATGCGTGGTACTCCGCTTTCACCCCTTCACCGACCTGATAAACCGCGGTCGCGGCTCCATCTGAACCGGTTGAATGCGCGACAATACGAACGTTTTTATTCAGATGCTTTTTGAATCGCTTATGGCCGTTAGTTCCGCGCAGAAAGACTTCAAGGCCAACAGGTGGCAGCCCTTCGCCGTCCCATTTTGTGCTGTCACTCGGATAGCTGATTTGCGTCAGCTCCAGGCTTAACTCCCGTGCATCCGACCCGAAAGCACACGGTTCGTTGTTCAAAGTCTCCGCTACGAAAAACGCTGTCATACCCGCGCCAATGAGCGTGAACTGCTCGCGGGCATGAAACGCTTTGACTAACGCACGTGCCTGGGCCTCGTTGTGGGTCAGAACTTTCATTGCAGCACCTCCACGTCAGCCCAAACGCTGAACCCGAGTTCCTCGACGAACACCTCGTTGCCCTGGACCGGATGCACCACCAGGTCGCGGTCGGTGAATACGCAGCCTGGATCGGCGATCAGCGTGGCATCGCTGAACGTGAGCATCTGCGCCTCGTATGCCAAGGCGTTATCACAGGCGAGGCTGCCCACCGGGAGCGTTGCGGCGCTGGCGTATGTCGGCTGCAGGGTGAGCAGGCAGATAACGATGAGCCAGCCGACGATAGCGACCCAACGGTAAATGCTGAGGTGGCGGTGTGCGGTGGCCAGGGTGTCCTCAAGGCGTTCGACTTGTTTGCCCTTGGCTACGGCAGACTGCGCCCAGTAGCTATGGCCTTCGGCGATGCCGGGCTCGGACGGTACGCCTTGGGCCACTCGCACCTGTTCTTCGGTGTAACCTGATGCCAGGAGTTGTTCACGGGTAACTTTCATCTGCTGTTGCTCCAGTTCGTGGTTGTGGTCGCAGTGTGGTGCAAGATGTCGCGTGTGTCAACTGTGCTTCAAAAAGAACCCGCCGAAGCGGGTCAAGGTCTGGAGCAGCAGGGTGTGGGTTGGTGCAATTGGCTCATGCCTTGCCGCGAAGGTCCGCGATTATCTAGGAGTCCCACCTACCGGAGAAATCCAATTGCACCAGATGTACCTGCTCGTGGATGGACTCGAACCACCGACTTCCCGGACGTAACGTCATCACGATACGAGCAGGCCCTCTGACCGTCTGAGGTACTGAGCAGGTACATCTGGTGCAACTCGCCGCATGTGCGGCCCCTGGTCCTTGGCGCTGGTTGTTTGGCTGCCACCGAAGTCCCCTTGAGCCTGATTACCCTGCGCGTCAGGTCGGTCGTGTTCAAGGTGGGCGCGCTGAGTCGCCCCGTTTTAGTTCTGCCTTTCGGCCTTCTTCGGTGCTCCCCGCGCAGAGTATCGAACTCTGTTTGCACTCCTGGAGCTTATCTGCCCAAGGCGGGTAATTACTCCGCTATGACAGGGGCTACCCAGGCGCTCCGGTCCTACCGGCCCGCAGGGTCAAAATTGGTGGATGGATTGTTAACGAGTTCCCGCTGTACCCGACATCTCGTATCGTTTACCTCCTAGGGGCCTACCGCGCCAGACGATAACGGCGCTGCTACGTGCCTAGGACAGCCGGTGCGTTCCGCCTTTGCACCTGAAACCCTTCATGACTCTGCGGCGGGTGAGGTGGCCAGATTCCCACAGGTCGCCGCACCTGTCAACCCCTGCGACGTAATCTCGCCGGCATCATCAGCCCGACGCCTGGTTGCTTGGCGATCATCACCTTTTCGAGACCGTAGCGCAGGCTGTCCACGTAGTGATTGAACTTGTCGACGATGTCGCGCAGCACCTGGCCGGACTTCTTGTCGATCTTGTACGAGTAGAGCCTGAATTCCTCGGCCGTCTCAACGCAGTCGGGGTGGATCACTATCTGGCTGAACGATTTCAGGTGATCGATACCATCCTCGACGCTGCCTTTGCCCTTCACGGCACCGACGCAGCGCGGTATGCCCTTGCGCTTCACGTAGCTGATGGACTCAGGGCGCGCGCTGTCGGCGATCACCTCGTAATCGGCGATGCCCGGCAGTGCGTTCTGCAGGTACGCCGGCGTGTCGTCAAGTTCGAGGCCCACCTTGCCGCACTCGGCGTCGATGTAAAGCACGTTGCCCGGTGCGATCCAGCAGCGTGTTGCGGCGGTTGGGTCCTGGCTGAAGCCCCAGTCGAGACCGTGGTACGGGCCGTCCCAATCTGCTGCCCAATCCAGAGCGCCAATGCGGTACTTGCCGGCGAATATCTGCGCGTCGGTGCGGTCACGGTATTCACCCAGCCACACGTGGCCGAACGTGTCGAGTGCTGCGGTGCGATCGCGTTCCATCTCGTCGACGAGCACCTGCGGACGGAACGGGTTGTCGAATAGGTTGACGTGGATCAAGCAGAAGTTGGGATCGTTCGCAGCTTCCTCGCTGCACATGAACTGATCCACGGCGTCGGTGCGCTGATCCGGGTTCCAGCTAAACCAGATCTGCGACCCGGGGTTACGGATGGTCGGGCGTAGCAGTTCAAGCGATCGGTGGGACAGGCTCTGCGCTTCCTCCACCCAGGCCCTGTCGAAGCCTTCCAGGGATTTGATCGAGTCGGCGGTGTGGTCCTGCATCCCCTGGAAAATGATAAGGCCTTCGTGGCCGATGCGGCGTATCTCTGTGAGCGTGATGTCGAACAGGTGCGAGACGCCCAGGGCGCGAATCTTGCCCTCGATCAGCTTTTTGGCCGAGAACTTGAGCGATTTTTGAATCTCCCGGATGCACACAGACTGCTGATTCGGGTTCGCCACGTGTTCCTCAACCAGGAGTTCGGCAAGAAAGTGGCTCTTCCCGGACCCACGGCCGCCCTTCACGCCCTTGTAGCGACATGGGGGCAACAGGGGTAGCGCCCAACGCGGTGTGGCTATCTCAAGCTGCATCAGTCGATCACCTTGCGCACGATTTGAGTTACCTGCAGGTCGCCGGTGTGTTCCTGGGTCACCTTGTCCTTGTAGTTCGGGTCGATCTTGCTGGCACGCCAGCGCCAATGGTGCGCCAGTTCCCGCGCTACTGCCAGTTGGTGGGGCGTGGTGGCCCTGCTGATTGCGTCCTCTGCCATGGCGTCCCACGTTGCCCCCGCCTGTTTCCGTGCGGTATTTACGCGCGCGGAACGCTGCTCATCGGCACCGATCCAGCGCACCAGCACCGACACGTTGACCGTGGCTTCCTCCGCAATGGCGGTCAACGTGCGGCCATCCGTAATCCGGTCGCACACCCAGTCAACGCCAAAGTAATCGAGTACCGACATGCTACACCCTCCCAAGTTGACGCCAATGCTACCACGGTTTCGTGTAGGCAAAAGCGTATACGACGCCTGACTACGCTTAAGTACCTGTATTCATTGAAGAAATAGCAAATTTGTATGCAGTGTAGGCAATTCGGCCCTATTTGTTGCTTATTTTACATTTTTACCCTTGTTATATTATTACCTTTATTTATTTCTACATTACTTTTATAAAAAATTGACTACATTGAATACAAAGAGCTAAGAGCCAAGCGGGCCGTGGGTTTCAGCGTAGTACGGAATTGCCTACTTCTTGCCTACAGTCCACCAGAACCGCCTACAACACAGGCAATAAAAAGCCCAGCGTGAAAGCTGGGCCAAATTCTCAATTTCCTGAGCGTATAGGAACCACGTTGCCTTGCGCTAGTGAAACCCCCTCAAACCCCCTCAAAACGTTCATTCCGAACCGGATGGACTGTTTGTGGACAGCGCCACGACCGCGCAGCGCGTCAGCAATAGCCCGGATAAAATCACGTCGTTTCATCTGCTCCAGGCCCTCCGACACGTACCACTTGAGGTAGTCGTCCCAAAGGTCCGCCTCGCTCACACGTTGCCCAGCAGCCACCACCAGTCGGTCATTGATGTAACTCTCGGTGGGCGAGCTACTGGAAAGCATGTTGCCAAGCTCGTCACGGCTCGACTGCGGCAATGTGAACCGCCCGTTACGCATCAGTCGCTGAAGCCCTTGCACGGCCCAGGCAGCGATCCCAGGCAGCTCGGTCAGCAACCGGTCAGCAAGGTCGACCTGTTCGTGATCGAGGAACGACCGGTCGAAGGCCAGCGGTATCCAGCGGTTGGCGCTGGCGCCCGAATCGTCGAACAGCGTCGGTATGCTGTTGGAAGCCAGGAGCAACTTGCAGTTGAGCGAACCCTGCCACGGGGTCTGCGTATAGAGCAGCGCCAGTGACACCGGTTCGTTGGAGCTGATCGTTTTGAACAGACCGCCCACCTGCCGCGCGTTGTTGCGCCCAGGGCTTGCAGTATCGCTGTCGATGCTGACGTTTTGGCCACGCATGCCGGAGAGGATTTTGTTGTCATCTAGTGTCGGCAGCGCGAAAGCTCCAGCGCCGTCGCCGAGCAGGGCGCGCAGCACTTTGATGATAGTGCCCTTACCTGACCGTGGTGGACCGATAAAGATCATCGACTTCTCGATGCCCAGGTGATCGCGGCAGAGGCACCACCCGAGCATCTCCTGTAGGAGCGAGATACGTTCCAGGTCGCTGCGGAAGATGTCGCCCAGCCACGCCAGCCATTGGACGCACTGCGCCGTGGGATCGTAGTCGACGGCCAGGGTGCGGCTGTTGCGGTACTCAGGCCCGTGCGCTCGAAGCTGACCGCTGCCGGTGTCCAGCACGCCGTTGGCAAAGAAGGTGAACGACGACGGTGGGTCCGACTGCCCGTAGCGCGGCAACTGGTCGCGCAGCACCTCAAGCGTGCCTTTGATGCGGCCGGACGAGGTTTTGATCGTGGCGCTGATCATTGAGATGCCGATCAGCCGGCGCAGCTCGTCGTCAGGCGCGTATTCCCAGCAGCGACCGTTCCACCAGTGTGACGCGCCTTCGAACGAGCCCAGGCGTGCACGGAAAACGCCCTCGGAGTCACGCAGCACCGCTGCGTCCATCAGGTGATCGTTGAACGTATGCACCTGGGTGACTTTCAGCGCGGCCAAGGGTTCGAACTCACCGGCGACTACCGTGACCGGTTCCGGCGTGTTGAGTGCTTCGGCCACCGGTGCCGCAACCTGCATGCCGAGCAGCTCTTGCATCTTGTCGAACGCTGCTTTGGCGTCCGGCCCCATGCGGAACCCTTTCGCTTTGGCATCGTGAAACACCGAAGCGATGGTGCGGGCTCCGGGTGCATCGCTGGACCAGCTGTCCCAACGTTTCTCGATTTCGTGTTCGTTGCCGCTGTGCTCCGGCTTGCCGCTGGTGGCCGACCACTCACAGAACGCCTCCAGTGCTTCCGCCTCGGCTTCAGCGTGATCGCCCCAGTGCTTCATTGAGGCCATGGTGTTCTGCCAGGTCTCGTTGTCTTCGGCGTCCAGATAGGCGAGCGCGGCTTTGATCGACGGCAGTTCCGCAGGATCAACGGCGCGTGGTACACGGTCCGGACGTTCGATGATCTGTTTCTCAAGGAACGCAGGCGCAGCCGGCAGGTCCTCACCGGCACCAGGTGTTCCGGTCATCCAGGTGTAGGGCTGTTGCGTGTCGGGGTGGATAGACGGGGGCAACACCACAAATCCGTTGTGTTTGCCGTCCAGACCTGCCCCCGGCTGCCCCTTGTAGCGTGTGCCGGCCAGCGGTGCCGCGAAGTACATGTGAAACCCCGTACCCCGGCCCGACTGCGCCATCACTGGCGACAGGAGCAGCCCGTGTTCGGCCTGCAGAGCTGCGAAGCTGGCCTCGCCGCCGTTGCGGGGGTCCATATCGAGCACGTAGAGGCCGGAGGTTGCCGGCCGCATGCCGATGCCGGAGTTAGGGGACGCTGTCCACCACCGTTCGATCTGCTCGACGTCGGTCGTTGCTTCGCTGCTGCCGTGTTCACAGCCGGGGTATTTGGTTCCGGGTTTGAGGGGGAAAACGTGCCACCCGAGTGATGCGTAGTACAACGCCCACCCTTTATAGAGGTCTTGACTCATTTATTACACCTTGCGATAATCGCGCGACCCTGCGATATGAAATATTTAGCCCGCCTGCCTACACAGTGCGGGCTTTTTCTTGTTCCTGATCAGATGCCCGCGTGTTCCAGTTGGACAAGTCACCCGAGTCAGCCGGGGTGGGCCCAAACGCGCCGCACCCGTTGCATTCAACCCATTGCGTAACATCCAGGTTGGTACTGCCACAGAAGGGACACGGTTTGAGCAGATGTTTCTCACGCCAGGTAATCACTGTTCGCCCTCCAGGCTCTTGAGCACAGCCGCCAAGTCGTAACGAATCCGGCGTGCCACGGTAACGGACGGGATGGTGCCACGGCGTGCCAGGCGGCGCACTGTTTCCTCGGTCAGCTGCAGGTAATCGGCCAGCTCTGCGGAACTTAGCATACGTTGCTCGGTCACGGGTTCAGGCGCTTTTGCGCCTTGCATAGGTTGGTGCATGTCGGGGCTACTCCAGGCTTGTCAAAGCGCAAGGGTACTCCGCACCGACCGACTCGTCAATTCAAGGAGCCGCACCCATGCCGCAAATTAAAACTACCACATCCGCTTGGGCCGACGTTTACGCCCTGTCCGGTATCGCTCCGGGCACCGCCCTGCTCATACAGAACCAGGCCGGCAACGTCGCGCTGTTGCAAATCGGCGCCACAGCACCTCAAGCCACCGATAACACCGGCCGCTGGCTGCAATCTGGCCTGGAAGCCGTAGTCGACGCAGGTGCAGCGGGATTGTGGATTCGCTGCAGCCCGAACGGGATCACAGCTTACGTCCAGGGGGCCATGTCATGATCCGCGACCCAGGTATGACAGCCGCTGCAACTGAGGCCATGATCGCAGCAGCAATGGGCCCCGCACTGGCACCGGTGAGCGTCAGTTACTCCCCGGCCAACGGTGCTACCGTGACGCTGCCCGCCGTCCCCAATGACCTGTTCGTGACCCTCACCCCCGCGACTGACCTCGCCTCGCTGACCCTGGTGCTGCCCCCGGAATCGGCAGGGCGCGAGAACCAGGCCTTGCGCATCCGCAGCACGCGCAACATCGCGTCCCTGCTCATCACCGGCGCCACGACGATCGACAACGCTGAAGTGATGCTGAGCGCCAACGGCGTGACTGTGTTCTTTAAATTCGCCCCCAACACCTGGTCGAGGACCGTATGAGAAAATTACTTGCTGTGCTGCTGTTACTCCCTGTGCTCGCCCACGCCGCAGGCAATGACCTGTTGATCAACCAGCGCCGCGCCGACGACGCCGCTACCCTCACCCGAGGCGTGAGCCCACCAGGCGGCGGGGGCGTCAATGCGGTCATGGGCTACAACGGCGCGTCCAACCTGCCGGCGTTCTTCAGCATCGGCCCCGGCCTGTCGTTGTCGTCCGGTCTGCTCACTGGTTTCAGTGGGGCATACGGCGACCTGACCGGCACGCCGACCGTGTTCGCTCCCGCAGCCCACGTTCACCCGATCAGCCAGGTTACTGGGCTGCAAGCGGCAATCGACGGCAAACTGGCGACACCTGCGGGCTCGGCCGCCCAGTATCTGCGCGGTGACGGCACCCTGGCCACTTTTCCGGCGCTGTTCAACGGCGCATATGCCTCGTTGACCGGTATCCCGTCCACGTTCGCCCCTGCTGCGCACACGCAAGCCTGGAGCACGATCACGGCGACGCCGACGACACTTGGGGGTTACGGGATCACGGATGCAGCAACAAGTGCCCAGTTGGCGACCAAGTTGACAATCCCGGCAGGCACGACGGCGCAATATGTTCGGGGTGACGGTTCATTGGCGACATTGCCCGCGGCCAAGCGTACCGAGAGTTATGTGGGGGTGACGGATGTGAACGGATTGTTCACGGTGACATACCCGACTGCGTTCCCGGCGGTGCCCAGTGTACAACCTGGGCCGCCGAGTGACTCAACGCAGAGCTGGGTATTGGTGACGAGTACGACGACTGGATTTAGCGTGCGTCTGGTGCAGCGGGGCGTGCTGACGGTCCTGTCTTTGCAGGTACTGGCGGGGGTAGTTTCTAACGTTGCCGCGGCCCCGGCCCAGGTTTTAGTCGTCGCGCAATAGCTTTAATCAGCGCGGTACGTTCCCAGGCGACGTGCCGCGTTATCCACTTCCATGAGAGTCCTTGGCAATACAGCTCATACGCGAAGGCCAGGTCCTCCAGTGGGATTGCTCTATGATTTCGCACGGCGCCCCCTGAATTGCACTTCAATACCGCGTGCTTTCATCGCCCGGCTGAGTGCAAATTTCCCCGAGTAGCCTATGGCGATCGCCGCGTCATTCTTCGACATACCTTCGGCGGCCATACGGCGCAAAGCGTCACCGAAAGACTCACCTGTCTCAGACACGTAATTTGCCGGTATGCACGTCGAGTCGAACGGATCCTTATCAGGATTGCGTTTGAGCAACTGCGAGAAGCTGTCCGCGCGATAGCCTATTCGCCGGGCGACCTCCGCGCGGTTGCACCCTTCGGCGGCCAGGTACTCGATTACGCCCCACAACGGCATGCCATAAGCTTGCTCCACCTCTGCCGGCCGGGTCATCGGTTCAACCTCTTAACTTCGTCGAGGCAGGCGTTCCAGCCTTGCGCTTCTTCCCATGTGCGGAAGTCGGAAATTGCACCGGTGCAATGGGCTCGCTTCCGCTCAGGCATAACCACCGCTACCGGAGCGCGGTTTGCTGTCAGCAGCGTGGAAAGCTTGTTTCTGATCCTTTCTCGGTCGCTCCATAGTGCCCACTCACAATGGAATTCATCACGGTCAGGCTCGGGGTTAAGACTTGGAACAATGCGGTCTATGGCGTCCTGAGTCAGCGCTACCGGCGCGGGCTGCCCGGCGTACAGCGGCTTGATCACAATCGTGAAGCGATCAATTACGCCCTGGCCCCATGCTATTTCTATATCGCGCATGGTTGGCTCAATGGTCGAGGCTTTGTTGCGGTAAACCTCGCCACCTTTTCCGACAGCCTGCGCAAGCCACGCCGCCGGCTCGCCCGAAGTTTTTTGATCGTTCATGGTTGCAAAGTCTCCGTTCCGTTCTTGTGGGCCAGGTATATCATGGCTGCTCGATATATCAGAGCCTCATAGACGCGTATCGATGAGCCATACATCGCGCGATAATCCATGGCTGCATCGGCGATGATGGCGACCTTCATGGCTTGCCAGGCAGCATGTGCTTGAGCAGCGCTGGCGTGATGGCCAAGATGCTTCATCTTGCCGCCGTTCTTGCAGTACGCCATGAACACGCCACGTCGCTTCACATAGGAAACTCCAATCGGGCACTCACCTCGTGCAGCGGTGGACGACGTAAGAAGCGAATTTATGCGCTTAGGAACAAAGCAGCAGGTGTCGGGCGAATAGACCTTGTTGCCCGGGACGAGGATGTCTTTGTCGATTTCGAATCGAAAGCCTTCGGCATCGAACGACGAATAACCTGGCTGGGTGTTACACCACTCGGCAAACTGTTGAAAGTCACCAAATCCGTTGGTCGTTCCGACGTATGCAGGATTCCCTCGCTGATACTGGCCTCCGGCCAAGCACCTGGCAGAGATCTTATTCCATAGGCCTGATGCTCTGGAGTGATGGGAGATAGTTTTCCCTGGCTGGCGCTCTTTCCAGGTTTTTATCCATGCCCCATCTTCGCCCTTACGATCGGGCTCACCGTGGATATTGATTCGCTCAAGATCCGCATACGCCCGCGGCACGCCGTCAATCGTTTGGTTGGTGGTCATGGCTTTGGCTCCTTCAATTCAGGCACGAGCCTCTTGAGCTTCGGAATAACCCAGGAACCAGACCACAGCTTGTAGCGCTCGATTAGTTCGGCCTCCACAGCTTTCTTTTGCTCTTCTGTAAGGCCGGCGCTGCTGAAGGTCATATCGTAGCTAGGCCCTTCCGTCGCCGTTTGTAGTAGATCTGCGGCGCGCTGCTTTCTCGCTGGGTTGTAGTGCATAAACACCTCAGCAAATCAGTTGTGCCAGTGCCAGCAGGCACCAGCAGTAGGCGTGGAGTTGGGCTTTCATGGGTAGCCCTTGCTTATGCGTTCGGCGATTGCTTCCAGCTTCTCGGACATGCTCCACATGTCGTTGTTGTCACGCCTGGAAACGACGGCAGCGCGCTGAACATTTCGGTTGAGCAGGATCTTTGCTGCCAGCAGGATCAGCCAGGATTCGACCTTCCGGCGGAAGAACTTACGCATCACTACCACCCTCTGCTGGCTTGAGTTCGGCGTCTATACGCGCGTTGTACGCTTGCAGAAGCTGTAGAAACCTCGATCTTCCGATAACCGTCATGGCCGACCGAATTTGCGAATCGGTGATCGCCAACGTCATTTCTGTCGCAAATTCTTCTAGCTCTGATTCACGCGCTGCCAACTGCCCCTCCAGCACATCCGCCCGCTCATCCGCTGCGGTCAGGCGCTGTTGCAGGGCACTCACCTTGGATTCAAAAGTTTCTGGTTTGCCGGAAAGTAGAGATTTGATCGGAGCCAAAATATCGGAGGACATGGCAACTACCAGTCTCGGATCATCTAAAATTAATTCGAACAACTCGCGCGCCCTGGTCAGATCTGAGAGCCATTTTGTTGCTGCGGCGTCGGTGACATTCAGCGCGCTATCAAGCCGCTCGACATCCACCAGCGCCGCGTCACGATCGGCGGTTACCCGGTCGAAGTCTGAAAGGCGTACGTATTCAGCCCCGCCAACGCGTGAACGACCGACCATGTAGCCGATGCACTTGAACTTCTCAATTTCACTCACAATGCCACCTCGTAGCGAATATTCAGCGTGATGCTCGACTCGTCGTCGAACACGAAAGTCACCTGTCGCATGTCACGGTCGTACGTGCGCAGCGAGAAGTGACAGTAGCAGTAGCCGTAAACATCGTCGGCCAGTCGGGCCAGTTCAGCGCGTGACATAGGTTTAACTCCAGTAATTAATTGTGACGGTCACTGATCGACGCGTTTAGTAAAAATGCCGCTGAATACCTCACGAGATCCCGTCAACATCCGATCATGATTGACTAGGCCGACGGCCCTGCAACGAAGTACGCTTTTACGGGACAGTCTGCACCCGTGTTTTGCCTCACGTTGAAACCAGATACTGAGGACTTTCAGTGCGTCGCTGACTTGGTATTTCATGCTCTGCTGCTCCAGTTCGTTTCGGTAAGCCCAGTCTCTACTCGGTTGCCGCTTGTGTCAACTTACCCACGAAAATAAACCCGGCCGTACGTCGGCCAGGTCGTTACGCGTATTTCAGTTCGACGCCTTGCGACCGTGCGGTGTCCATCACCAGCTGGGTCATCTCGTCGCGCTTGCCCAGTGCGCAGCTGACCACGCCAAGGCTTACGCCGGCTTCGGCTGCGATCTTGGCACGGTTGAGGCTGCGCAGGCCGGTGGCTATAGCGTGCTGCATCGCAATGCCCAGGAGGCGCTCGCGGTGTTTGCGCAGGGTGTCGCTCGAAGGGTTATAGGCCATCATTCGTTACTCTGTACGGTATTTGGCGCAGTGTTGCACAGAGGTGACACGGGCGTCAAGGACAGGGCAAAGTCGGTAAAGCACACCCCGCCCGGGTACGTCAGCATGCGCGCGTGCGACATCTGCGGCTCGCCCATCAGCTGGCGCACCTCGTCGAACGTGCTGAAGCCTGAGTCGGCCGAGGCGCCCGTGCAGGCCAGGGTGTTGGGGTTGTAATCCGTTAAGTAGATCATACGAGCGGCCCTCCCGCGTGGAAGTGGAACCGGCCGCCCAAACGCACCACCAGCTCACCGAACGTCATCTGGCCCCGCTCGCGGCCCTGCCCGGTAAACACCCAGCCCTCGGGCTTGTCCTCACGGGCGTAGAACTGGCCCACGGTTTGCCCGACGTGTTCGGGGCGGATGTGGAACGGCCATATGCCGATGTAGTCGGACGTTTTCATCACGTCGTTGACCTGCTTGCTGATGTTGCCCAGGCCGTACCGTACGTGGTTGCCCTTGTCGTCGGTGTACGCCCCGGAGTTGTTGCGCCAGCAATACGCCCCGTGCAACTCGCGCGCCTGGCGCACCGCATCAGCGGAGACGGCGGCCTCGCTGCGCCCCGGTTGCGGGTCGGGCAGCTGGTGCAACTCCGGCGCCACGCCGAACCGGCGTTCCAGGTCGCGCACTGCATCGATCGACACGCCCCACTGAGCGGCCCACTGCATCAATTCGATCATGGGCGCGGCTCCAGTGTTTCGGCCCAGCCGCTGCGGCCAGGTGTGAGACCGGCTTCACTTACACGAGTTGCCCAACCGTTGGCCCAGGTGGCGGAACGCTGCTCGGGCTTCTCCGCGAACCAGTACCAGCGGCCCTCGACGTCCATGGCGAGCCAGTTGGCCCAGTCCGGAGCGTGTTCCCACTCAGGGGTTGCACAGGCGCGGGAGGCTTGCCAGAACAGCCAGAAAGCCACCAGGCCGCGGTCCTCGTCGCTTTTACCGGAGACGCAACGCGCCAAGCCCTTTTCTTCGACAAATTTATCAAACTGCTCTCGACTGTTCATGCTCGATTATTCCCGTAGAGGGGCTTCTGCCCCGGATTCAGCGGCCAGTGCTCAACGTGGCCACATTTGCCGTTGGTGCACACGCGCCGATATTGCGACGTCAGGTTCGACATAGGCTCGCGGCACAACGGGCACGGTTTGCCGGCTGCGTCAGTCATTCAGTAGGCGTCCGCACAAACCACCGTTTTGCCAGTACCCGTCTGGGTTCCACCTGACCACGATAGGCCCCGGTGGTCCTCCCCACCCACCGTCGATGCGCCATTCGTCACTTTGGTGAGCCTTGTCGAGCAGAAAATCACCGACCGTACCCGGGTGGAAGTACTCTTCGGATCGGTCCTTTCGCCAGATGCAAACGCCTCCACCCATGCCGGTTTCGTCTCGCAGGCTTGCCGGTATTTCTTTTAAAATATCATTCATCACTATCCGCCCCAATGCGTTCAATGTATTTCGACAGGTCGCCCACCTGCGTGCCGTACCGCACCCACGCATCAAACGCGGCACGGTCGCCGGCCAGCAACTGGTCGAGTTTGTGGATCTGTTGCGACAGCAGCGCCACGGCTTCGTCGCCAGCGGCCGCACAGATACGCTCAAGAGCCGCAGCGGTGCCCTCGGGCAACGGCAGCTCGATACGTGAGCCGATGGCGGCACGACTGGCGCGCTTGCGGTCACGGGCCATCAGGCGCCGCACTGCCGTTTCGATGCCCGGGCCGAACGTGGCGTGAACCACTGACCACTTCGCGCCGGTGCGACGCAGGGCATATGCCGCTTCGACTGTTTCGTCGGGGTATTTGACAGGGTTAGGCATCGGGGTGCGCCTCGAAAGCAGAAGACTCACACCACAATGTGATTTTTGAGTTACAAGTCATCAGGAGTGGTAAGCCGGTATCGCTGCCGTCGAGTGCCGAAACCCGGTAATTTTTGCCCGGAGTAAAGTAGCCCTCATGGCGATCCGGCACTCGACGGCAGATAAGGTTTTGGCCGACCTGGAAATTGTGTTCGATAGACTCGGGCTGCTGTCCGAGAAGCCGGTCGACGTCCTTTGACATCAGGTCTTCCGAATTGCTGCTCTCGTCGGCTATCAAGTCGAATTTTTCGTCCCACAGGCAAACTTGTACTACCAAGTCGGCGGACGCGGAAACAGTAACCCGCGCGGCATCACACAGGTGCAGAGCTTCACGCAGTGCGAACAGGGCGCGTCGTTGGGCTTCGGTGATCATTGGCATCCCGCCTTGACCAACAAACGGTCTATTTCTTGTTGGAAAGGGGCAAAGCTCTGCGCCATATCTTCAGGAGTAGCAATCGCCGAGCAAACGAGCCAGTTGCTAATAGAATTCAAAAGCTCGGCCATGGCTGGTGCTGCCAGGATCAGTTTTTTGTTCGCCATTTGGCGAGAGTTGTAGTCAAGCACCGGCGCGTCGTCTATGAACACCCGGCAAATACTTGAACCGAGTGCGTCTCGGATTGTGATGTTTTGCAAGGGGCAATCGTGTTCGGCCTCGTCAGATGCCCACGGGCCCCGTCCGTATTGCGTTTTCATGCGTATGTGCTCCAGTTCAGCCGGTTTATCCGGCGATGTGGTCAGTATTAGTCACGCTGACGCTTGTGTCAACTCTTGCCACATCATCGCCACCGAAGTTTCCGACAGGCGCTCGACGATCCAACCGTACAGCTTGTTCATGGCCTCGCGGTCCTGCGCCTGGCACGTGAGCCAGTCGACGCCGAACGTTAGGTAGAACCGGCGGAAAATCTCCGAGTCACTGCGCCCGAGCGCTCGGTGCTCGCCGGCCCACCACGCCATAGCCGACTGCAGCTCAACCTGGGCGGTGCGGTGCGCGTCGTGTTTCTTGACGTTGCTCCCGGCCCAGGCGGCGGGCAGGCTGCGTATGTGCTGTTGTTCCCGATACACATCGTTCGGCATGGCCACGGCGGCCACGGCGTTACGCATGGCGGCCAGCAGCGCCGGTTCCAGCTCAGTCATATCGCCGTCCACGGCTTCGGCGCCCGTGCGGCCAGGTGTCGGTACCGGTTTCGTTCCGCAGTACGGGCACGCCGGCAGCGCGCGAGAGTACGGCGACAGGCAGACTGGGTTGAGGCAGGCGCGGTTTGGAATGACGTCGGTTGGGCCGCTGCTCGACTTGCGCTCCTGGTCGTCGAGTGTCCAATCCGATTTCGCATCGGGCAGCCCGAGGCGCGGGTCAAGGCAGTTGCCTACATGGTCGATGAACATGCCAATAGGCTTGCGGCTGACGGCGATGTGCTGCAAACGCTCGTAAACGCTGAAGCTGTCCCACTCGGCCATCAGCTCGTTCAGGATGTCGAGTCGCCCCATGCGGGAAAACTGCTGCGCATGGACGTTGAAGCTCATGGTTTTTCGGGCGCCGATTACAAGCTCGCAACCCGCAACGTCGACGCCCTCCCCGAACAGTCCCATATTCACCAGTCCGCGGATCTGCCGGGACTCGAACTCGCGCATTGCCTGGTCACGCTCAGTTGCGGGCGTGTTGCCGTCGACCGCTTTGGCTGAGATGCCGGCTGCGCGGAATTTCTCGGCGATGTCCTCGGCAGTCTCTAAATCACTGGTAAAGCAGATGAACTGTTTGCCGTCGGCGTGCTTCTGGTAGGTGTTCACCACGTCACCCACGAGAGACGATTTGCGTACAGCCGCTTTGCCTTTGCCGCGGTCGAGGACGTAGTCGCCCTCCTTGCCCACAGAAACGCCAGCAAGGTCAATGTGCGTTTCCGCTACGATCACACGGTAATCGACCAGGTATCCCCAATCTATCAATTCGCGCATTGTGGGGCCAACCACCATCTTGTCGAAAATGCCCGAGGCGTGCCGGCCCAGGCCACCGCCATCTGCCCGGATAGGTGTAGCTGTTACCCCCAGTCCTTTTGCGTTGGTGAACAACAGGGCGGCTTTACCCCAGGTGTTGTCTTTCTGGCAGTGATGCGCTTCGTCGGTTACCCACAGCGAGCACTGGTGAATGAATTTTGATTCACGCGCGACCCGGCTCGGCGTCAAGGACTGAACCGATGCAACCCCGACTCGTGCGGACGGATCGAAAAAGCACATACCGAGCTTTTCAAGGTGGAGTTTGCAGATATAGCGAACCGTTTCGTCGGGGGCGAGCAATCGATGGCGAATCCCGAACCGCGCCAGGGTCAGGCTGATTTGTTGCACTAGCTCGGCCCGGTGCGCGATGAGGCAAGCGCTGCCCGTGTGCTCGGCCACGATCGAGCCGAACAGGACGGTTTTGCCCCCGCCGCAAGGCAGCACAGCAAGCACGTTAGATTTTGGTCCCAATGCGGCCCACGCGTCGTTGGCGGCTTGCTTAAGCTCTTGCTGATACCAGCGGAGCTTTGGCGCGTACACGCGCCGTACGGCTGCGGCGGCACCGGTGGCGGCTGAGGGAAACGCTGTCACAGGGCAGCACCGATAGCTGCGGCAGTACGGGTGATTGCACGACGCAATGCTGAGCAGTCGTCGCCCCGCGAAAATTGTTCACCGGATTCGTAACCTGCCTCGGTCGCTGCTACCACTTCGTCACCGGGGTAAAAAAGAATATCTAAGCACAGCCTGTTGGCTAGAGATAAGGCAGCGCTGTTATCAGTCAGCGGGTTCCAAGCGGTATGCACTACTTCCCCACCTTTGTGTACTACCAAGGCGATAACCGGGGGGTCCATTAAAAGGCGGCTCTTGTTCCACGGATGGTTAATTGTAAACCCGCAAGCTTTTGCTGCTAGCTCCAGTAATTCACGATCGTTCATGTCTTTCTATTTCCGTAGGGGTTGACATAGGCGTCAACTGTAACCACAATCCCAGCACATCGCAACACAAACCCACGGAGAAACACCATGATTCGATCTTGGCTCAACTCAGCCTGGGGGCTGGCTACACAAAGCGTCCTGCGCCGAAGCCGCGTTAACCCATTTGCCCGTTCCGGTCACCCGCCAGAAAATCCACGTTACTGGCACGCCGGTATTGCCGACCCGATCCAGGCGGCACGTATTGAAGCCGCTGCGGTCAAACGTGCCCGCAAGGCCGAGAAGCTGTACCGCGATGCTCGGTACTCCGGCAGCCAGAACTACAGCCTTTCCCACATCCAAATCAAGTGAGTACCAACATGATCAATCTGTCCCTCCCGTTGTCCGCCACCGCCCTGCGCTTGGGTTCCGCTTTCTTGTCCGACCTGGCCGCGCAGTCCGAGGTAATCCACGCTGAAGTGCGCGGACCTATGCTCGAAGCCTACGTCGGTGAACCGGTCGTTACGGTGAATTTGCCGGAAGACGTCACCGCAAAGTCGGTTGTCGAGGCCGTGAACGGTAACGTCACGGTTGATACCACGCTCGAACAGGACGTAGAAACCGCCGAAGCTGCTGTAATCACACAAGCCGACCTCAACCCGGTCCAGTACGAAACCGTGGTTACCGGCCACGAACGCAACCCGGACTACGCCGGCGCCAACGCCGCGTTCGAGCAAGCTGCCCTCGAAGCCGCTGGCTGGACCATTGACCTACTCGTGCAAGACGGCTACCTGATCCCGGTGACCGAACAACGCCCTTTGGCCGCTGCTCCTGGTGCCTCCAGTCCGGCCCCAGCCCCTGCGCCTGTTCCGCCCGCCGCGAATGGCTCGAGCGTAGAGCTGGACGCGGACGGCCTGCCGTGGGATAGCCGTATCCACTCCGACGCTACCGTGCGCAAGGCCGCAACGGGAAAGTGGAAGACCCGCAAGAACTTAGCCGCCGGATACAAAGAGCAGATCGAAGCCGAACTGCGGGCAGTGATGGGTGCACCTACGGCTACTACGGGGAGCGTGTCCGCCCCGGCGCCAGCCCCAGCCGCGCCGTCTGCTCCCGCTGCACCGACACCGCCTTCGGCGACCGCTGCTGCGCCTGCGGCTCCTGGTGCTATGACGTTTGCTGACTTTACCCGTTACCTGGTGAGCAACAAAATCGACCAGGGCAAAGTCATGGTCCAGGTGCAGAAAGTCGGCCTGACGTCGATCCCGGACCTGGCGAAACGCCCGGACCTGATCCCGGCAGTTGTTGAAGGTCTCAAGTGCTAAAAATAATACGGGGTGGCGCGAGCTGCCCCATTTGCCCGGAGGTGCAGCAGATGAAAATTATCCACACTGATAACCTTGGCGGCGATTACCCCGACGAGAAATTCGTAACAGGGTTGCCGATTCTGCCGGAAGCGACGCTGAAGCAAATCTGCAACGTCATCAACAACTCTATCAACGGCCCGGGCTTTACCGCGCCTCGGTATTACAAGGTGGTGCCTGACGACTATCAGTTGCAGCCAGGGTTTGAGCCATGATCAGCGCCCACTCTCCCCTCGCGCCGTCGAGCGCCTATCGGTGGCAGCCGTGCCCCGGTTCGGTGCCGCTTGAGGCGCGCTACCCTGAGCAAGAGGAAGACGAAGCCGCAGCCGAGGGCACCGCGTCGCACCACGCTGGCTCCGAGGAACTCTTGGGCCGTCCGGTTGCCACTGGCGACAAGGCGCCCAACGGTGTCGTGCTGACCGACGAGATGCTCGAAGGCGCATCGATGTGGACCACGGACGTGCTGACGGTCTGTATCACCACGGGCACGCCATTGGAGGAACTGCAGGTCGAGCAGCGTGTTGCGATGCCACGGATTCACGAGGAAGCCTTCGGCACGCCCGACACCTGGTTGTACGTTCCGTCAATCGGCACCCTGTACGTGTGGGACTACAAATTCGGCCACGGTATCGTCGAGCACGTCGAGAACTGGCAGCTGATCGCCTACACCTGCGGCATTCTGGACTTGCTCGGCATCGACGGGCGCAACGACCAGGAACTGTGGGTCGACATGCGCGTCGTGCAGCCGCGGGCCTACCACCGTGATGGCCGGGTTCGGTCGTGGCGCGTGCGGGCCAGTGACTTGCGCGGCTACTTCAACAAGCTGCGCGATGCCGCGCACGAGGCAATGGGCCCGCATCCGCACACACTGAGCGGCCCGCACTGCCTCCACTGCAAGGCGGCGGCGCATTGCCCGACGCTCAAGCGGGCGACCTGGGCAGCCGTGGACTTTGTGGGCGGATCGGCGCCGGAGTCTCTCGACGCGGATAGCGCCGCGTATGAGCTGGGGTTGCTGGAACACGTGCAGGTGCTCGTCAAAGCCAGGCTGCAAGGTCGCGAGGCTGACGTTACCGCGAGGCTCAAGCGTGGCGAAGTGGTTGCCGATTGGTGCCTAGAACCAACGTATGGCCGGCAATCCTGGAAGGAAGGCGACGAGGCCCAGGTTATCGCCGTTGGCGATATGTGCGGCGTTGATCTGCGCAAACCGGAAGCTGCGGTGACTCCTTTGCAGGCTGTGAAACTTGCAGCGAAAAAAGGAGTTGACGCGAGTGTCATCTACGAATACAGTCACACCCCAAGGACCGGCGTAAAACTGGCCCGCGACACCAACCTACTCAACCGTGCCCGTGCTGGGTTCGGCGTAAATCTGGAGCAATGACACCATGGCAGAAGTAACCGTCCTCGGGCTCACCACAGCAGTTGGCCGACTGGTCAGCGGATCGCTGTACGTCCCGAACACCACCGATTACGAGGGCAACCCGCGCGTGATCAAGTCCGGCCCGAATGCCGGCCAACCTATGGCGACCTACGATTTCAGTGTCGCTTTCAAGAAGACTCCCGGCGTTACCCACTGGGCCAGCGAGCAGTTGCAAGGCCTGGTCAACGGCGTGGCCTCCGCGATGTTCCCGCCTATTTGGGCGCTGGGGCACGCTGAGTTCCCTGCTCAGGCACAGCGTTCGGATTTCAGCTGGAAAATCGCCGACGGCGACGATACCGTTCCGAACAAGAAGGGCAACAAGAACTGTGACAAAGACGGCTGGCCTGGCCACTGGATTATCCATTTCAGCAGCATGCAGGCGCCAAAGGTGCTCGACTACTTGAACGCCAAAGGCACGTTGCTGACCGAGCCGGACGCCGTTAAACGCGGCTACTTCGTCCAGGTGATGGCCGAGTTCAAGAGCAACGCCCCGGCCGCAAGCCCGGGCCTGTTCGCCAACCACCAGGCAGTAGCGCTGATTGCCTACGGCCCGGTGATGAAAGGTGGGGGCGAAGTGGACGTATCGAAAGCCGGTTTCGGTGTCGGTATCGCTCTGCCGGAAGGCGCCACCACTGTGCCGCCCGCTGCAACTGGCGCTACGCCGCCGGCCCCCGCGCCCCAGGCAGCACCATCACCAGCACCAGCACCAGCACCAGCACCAGCACCAGCACCAGCACCCGTAGCCCCGGCGCGCGACCTGGTTGCCGCTGGCCCGACGCTGACGCCGAAAGCTGCCGCTGAGAAACCGGGCGTGACGTACGCTGCGTTCCTGGCCGCTGGCTGGACCGAACAGAACCTGCGCGAATCCGGCTACATCGCGTAACTTAACCCACTGTCACAGCGGCTCCGCCCGGTACACGTCGGCCGGGGCCGTTTTTATTTGGAGCAGGTTATGTTCTTGCACTACCACCCCGAGTCAAGCTGTTACTTTTGGGGGCCGACCTTTGAGCCCGGCGACGGTTTGGTTGAAGACGTGACGGGGGAAGCGTTCCACGAGCAAAGAGCTATTCAGTGGGGCGTTGTAAAACCTGCGCCTCCACCGCCTGGCCTGGCCCCCGCACCCCCGCCACCTATCGCATCGGCCCCGCTGCCGCCCCTGAACCTTTTGCGCGCCGGGCAGCGCCTGCCGGTTGCGTGGGGCTATTCCACCGTGTTACCCGACATGGACTTTGAGACGTTCAGCGCCGCTGGGTTCGAGTGGGACGAGCTGTCGCAGAAGTTCAAGCCCCCGGCCGGTGCCACGAAGAAAGGCTTGCCTGCCATCGGCGCTGCCAAATACGCCGACGACCCCTCTACCGAGGTGCTGTGCCTGGCATACGACTTGAAAGACGGCACCGGCCGGCATATGTGGCTACCCGGCATGTCGCTGCCGCTGGACTTGATTCAGCACCTGGCCCAGTTCGACGCCAGTGCGCCGCCGAGCTACGAGCAGCGTGGCCTCATCGAAACCCACAACAGCATGTTTGAATTCCGTGTTGCAACGCGTGTGCTGCACGAGCGCTGGGGATGGCCCGCCATCGACCTGCGGCAGATGCGCTGCAGCATGGCGAAAGCACGCGCATACTCGCTGCCGGGCGCGCTGGGCAACCTGGCAGAGGTGCTGCGGGTGCCGATCGGCAAGGACAAGGACGGCAAGAAGCAGCTCGAACGCTTCAGCTGGCCGCGCAATCCAACGAAAGCCGACCGCCGCACGCGCATCAACTGCGCCGATGATCCCGACAACGCACAGAAGCTGTACAGCTACTGTGACCAGGACATCGTGGCCGAAGCTGGCGCCAGCGCTCGTATGCCCGACCTGATCCCGCAGGAGCTGGACTACTGGCTAGCCGATCAGGCGTGCAACTGGCGCGGCGTGGGCGTCGACCTGGAGTCGGTGAACGCTTGTATCAGCGTGCTCGACCAGGCGCACCGCAAGTACAACGCCGAGCTGTACCAGATCACTGGCGGCACCGTGGCACGCGCTTCGGAAATTTCCAAATTGCAGGAGTGGGTCGCCGACTGCACCGGCTACCGTATGAAGTCGGGCGACAGTGAGGCGATCGAGGAAGCTATTGCGGTACTGAAAAAGTGGGACAACATCGACGGGGTCATCCGCGCACTGGAAATCCGCAACCTGATCGGCTCCGCAGCGGTCAAGAAAGTCTACGCCATGGCGCGCATGGCCACGCGCGACGCTCGGCTCTGCGACCTGTTTATCTACCACGGTGCCCGCACCGGCCGCGACACTCACGCGGATGTGCAGCCGGGCAACCTGCCGAAGTCGGGGCCCAACATCCGCTGGTGCGAGAACGCCGGCTGCGGCAAGCCATATGCTTTCAAGGCGCACGGCTGCCCGTGGTGTGGCGCTGACTCCGCATTCAGCACTGATCGCAGCCCGGAAGGGGAGAAGGGTTGGACCTGGGAGGCCGTCGAGGACGCACTGGCGATCATGCGCCACGGTAACCTAGAGCTGGTCGAGTATTTCTTCGGCGACGCTGTCCTGACAATCTCCGGTTGCGTCCGGTCGCTACTGGTGGCCGAGCCCGGCAAGGAGCTACTCTGCTCCGACTACAGCGCCATCGAAGCCGTGGTCCTGGCGGTGCTCGCTGGCGAACAGTGGCGCATTGACGCTTTCCACCGCGGCGAGTCGATCTACTACCACGGTGCTGCGGGCGTGACAGGCAAGACTTACGAGTGGTACGAGGCGTACCGCAAGGAGCACGGTACCCATCACCCGGACCGGAACAAAATCGGCAAGGTTGCCGAGCTGGCCCTGGGGTTCATGGGCTGGGTCGGGGCGTGGCGCAACTTCGACAAAACGGACAACTTTACCGACGACGAAGTGAAGGCGCTGATCATCAAGTGGCAGGAAGCGTCGCCAATGCTCAAGGAGTGCGCCGGCGGCCAGACGCGCGGCAAACCCTGGAAGCCTACCAAGTTTGAGAACTACGGTTATGAGGGCATGTTTCTCAATGCCGTTCAGTGCCCAGGCGAAACGTTCGAGTACCGCGGCATCAAGTTCCAGGTGCTCGACAACACGATGTTCGTCACGCTGCTGAGCGGCCGACGCCTGACCTACCACTCGCCGCGCGCGGACCGCACAGAGCGGTTTACCGGTATTCAAACCTGGTCGCTGTCGTATATGACGTGGAACAGCAACCCGGGTATGGGGCCGTTGGGATGGAACCGCATGGACACATACGCCGGCCGACTGGTGGAAAACATTGTCCAGGCTACGGCCCGCGACCTCATGTCTGCCGCCGTGGTGCGCCTGGAGCGCGCAGGCTACCCCGTGGTAATGCGTGTCCACGACGAAATCGTATCTGAGGTGCCCGAAGGCTACGGCAGCGAGGCAGAATTCGAGGCGCTCATGGCCCAGTTACCCGAGTGGGCGGCAGGCTGGCCCGTTCGATGCGGTGGGACTTATAGAGCGAAACGGTACAAGAAATGATCCGACGGACGGTAGGTGACAGTCGTGTCAACTTTAGGGATACTGGGCACATCGAAACGAACAACGGAGCAAGACAAAATGACCGCCGACCAAATCCGCAGAATTCAAGATGCTATCGCCGAGTGCTCCCGCTTCATCGCTAAAGAACAGATCCGTAATCCTGCATTGCGTCCTGCTGAAACCGCTGAATTATTGGGTTTCTACCGCAGCCACAAGGCTAACTTGGAAGGCATGCTGAAATGACCAGGGCTTCTCTATACGCTGAGAAGTACCGCTTCCAAATAATCGGGTGCATGCGAAACCAGGGGGCGCTAGATACTAGCGACGAGGAGATAGAGAGGACTTTAAAAGACTGCGCGGGGAGCATGGGGCTGGTCCCCGCAGCTAAAGAATTGCGGGACTTAGGGCTTCTGGATATCGGAGACCGAAAGAATGACGGACGGTGAGGTGAAATGCGTTTGTGCCCATATGTATTTTTGGGGCGAAGGCTTAGCCAAGGCCTTACAAGATTGCGGGATTTGTTCATCCCTTTCGGAGGCTGTTGAGAGTTTAAGGCTTAGAAAGTGGTTTTACGACGAAGAATCGGACTCTGTCCACTGGGTAGGTTTGGGGCCGGTCTGTAGCAAAGCCCCGCCAATCCAATAACCAGCCACGCCCACCTCAAGCCCCTTAACTGGGGCTTTGCCAGTAACAGCTATAGGACGACTTACGCCATGAACCGTTTCAAACCGAAACAGACCGTACGTATCAACGACCCCAGCAGCGACTATCACAAGTCGCTCGCCAAAGTGGTCGCGGTGGGCACGGACACTTACGACGTGACAGTCGGCACACTGCGGATGCGCGTCAACCCGGATCAACTCCTTGGAGTACGCAAGCCATGAAACCATCAGCACTCAACACCCGCGCCTGGCAGCCCGGCACCTGGATCACCGTCAGCGGCATTGTTCTCTGCCCGCAACACGTGGCGAAGGTCTGCACCGTCGCACAGAACGACGCAGTCTCGGCTACCACCGCCGCGATCAAACGGATGATGCAGCCATGATCACCCGCGCACAGGCTGAAGCACTGTTGACCTTGGCCGAGTCGTTGGAAGCGTGCGAGCGGGTTGGCGTCAAGGCCGGCGCCTGGATGGCCCAAGGGCTCGGTTTGATCGACATTAAACTCGACGGCTCAGACGAGGGCCTCGACACGACGATCACCGGCGAGATGGTCCGCCACTTCGTAGCCGATCGTCTGCCAAAGCACACTGGCTCGTGACGCTGCCCGGGCGCCCATCGTTCTCGATGGTGGGCGCGCCGATGTCGCGGGCCGAAGCAATTGAACACGTACGCGGCATCTGGCCGCAGGGAGTTGTAGAGTGACCGATACCTACCGCAAGTTGATCGACGAGATTTACGAGTTTACGCGGGCGCCAGTGCCAGGCGAATTGTGCGCGCCCACCCGCGGCCACTTAGCCCTGCTCATGGATGCTAACGCGGCGCTTCGAGTGCTGAGCGAGCCTGCCTCGCGCGACTTCCCCGCGTACATGGCCGCACAGACCGAAACCCGCTTGGCTCGGGCCGAAGCGAACGCTGCTTCTATTAACGTAGAGCTGCGTTTGATGCGTGAGCGCTGCGCGGAACTCATGTCGCAACACGAACCCGTGGCCGCCCTTGGCCTCGATCGCGAACTCGTCCGCCAGGTCCTCCACTACGTGCAATGCGGGAGGCTCAAATGAACGGGCCTGTGCACTACCGCATCCACGACTTGTGGTCGGAGAATGGCGCGGTTCACCTATCGGTCGAGAAACTGGTGGTTTTGCGCGAAACTCCCGCGGGTTACTGGTTACTTGACGAGTACCACTATTCGCACCTGGGTACTTTCCCCGAATGGGAAGGCGAGCATAAACGGTGGGCGCCGAAAGAGGGCTCGCGCTACGCTCAATCGACTATGGAAGCGGCGTTGCGTTCTTTCAACATCCGGAAACAGGCGCAGCGTCGTCACTTGAAATCGGCATTGGCTAAATGCGAGCACGTCCTGGCCGCCTGGGGTGCAATTGACCCAGCCAAATTAATCGAAGCCGGCTACCAAGATTTGGGCTTCACTGGGAAACAGTTCGACCTTCTGGCGCCGGCCAAGGTCAACTACTGATCGGAGACTACTGCAATGCTATCACTACTGCTCGTCGTAGGGCTGTGCTCAGACGACATCTGCACCTACTTGGACGTCACGAAACACATGGAGGTGACTTCCGACGCCGGCTGCTACCAAGTGGCGCTCACCGCCAACCAGCACAACATCGACACAGGCCAGACGCCGCGCTACAACTGCGTGTCACAGGAGCGGTTCCTGGTGCTCATGGGCGAGAAGGCAAAGGCAGAAGTGCCTGAGCCGGGGAAGGTGCTGTGATGGAAGGGCTGATTGCTGCCACGGGTCACCGGCCGAACAAACTCGGCGGTTACGGCGCCGACGTGCGATTACTCCTGCTAAAACTCGCCTACGATTATTTGCAACGCATGCAGCCCGACGGCGTTATCTCCGGCATGGCACTTGGGTGGGACCAAGCCTGGGCCGACGCGGCACTGTTGCTCAATATCCCGGTTCACGCTGCAATACCTTTCGAAGGCCAGGAATCACAATGGCCCAATGAGTCCAAGAACAATTTTCACCGAATTCTCAAACGGTGCTCCAGCGTGACTGTAGTCTGCGAGGGCCTGTACGCCGCTGACAAAATGCAGATCCGCAACGAGTGGATGGTCGACCGGGCCGTGAGAGTCTGTGCGCTGTGGGACGGCTCGCCCGGCGGAACCGGTAACTGCCTGAATTACAAAGGCGAATGGCAGCGCCCCGTTGATAACCTGTGGCCTCAATGGGTCGCGTTACGTAACCCCTCGTAACTCGCCTCGCACGCCAGCCCGGCTATTCTAGCTCGGTCAAACGCGCTGCTGACTTCTCCGAGTCGGCTTTGACAGCTTCCGTACAGTTCGGAGAGCACCATTGCGGCGCGGGTTGCTGACGCGCTGCTGGTGCCAGCTGAGGCACTCGCGCCGGTTCCACGGAGCCGGGTTTGCAGCTTGGCGAGTTCACCGCGCAGCCGCTCAGTAGCAGCACGCTCACCAGCAGCGTCAGTGCGGGCAGTTTCGAGGGCTTGAGTCGCATCACGTTGTACCTTTTCGGCTTGCTGTTGCAGGGCTTGTTCTTTGGCGCGGGCAGTCGACTCTGCGGCAACCTGAGCCGTCGCGTCGTCGGTGTTGCGCTTCTCCCACCTCGCAGACCAGGTGTCGTCTGTGACCGTCACGCCGTGTTGATACGTGAACCAGTGTGACATGCCGAGTACTGCTACCACGGCTACGGCCGGCCACCAGCGTCTCGCCAGCTCAAGCCAGACCATACGCCACCATCGCATCGTTGTAGGACTTCGACCATTTGGCTCGCAGTTGCTCGGGTTGACGCTTGAACGCGCCCGGGCGCCATGTGCGCAGATACATGTCCCACGCTTCTTGCTCTTTGCCTACGGCCGGAATGCGGCCCGAATCGGTGTAGTAGAGTAACCGGGCAAACGCGGCGGCTAGGATCGGGTCGTGCTGCAATGCTTCGTAAACGGTAAGCCGCGATGCCGCGATGCCTCGGGCCTTGCACACCGACGCGGCCATCGCTGCGGTCGACGGATGCTCAAGTACGCCTTTTACGCCTCCGCCGGACTCGAACTGGTAGTCGCCCACGGCCGGGCCGCCGACTTGCTTCGGCAGGCGCTTGGGATTCTCTTGGCGCGAGGTTGCATAGAGCAGCACTTTAGCGTGAGCGGTGCGCAGAGTGACAGGGAGTAGTGCGAGGCCTGCTTCGATATCGAGTTGCAGCTGGTTCATGCGTGGACCCTTTTGGGAACGATTTTCGCGAGGTTACCACGGCACATGATAACAACACCAAATACCGCACCCCACCCGCCGGCGTTGAGCCACTGGCCGCCCATCGTCTTGGGCTCAATCGCGCCGCTCCACAGAGCAACGCCCAGGCCCGCGTTGGACATGGCCAGGACTGCCGCAAGAGCTGAGACGAAGAATCGGTAGCGGGCGCCACGCGGGTGATAGGAGAGCAGGAGGGCGGCAATACCCAGGTGAAAGAAAATGCGGATGCCGGTGAGTAGGCTGTCAAACTCCATCGCTGTCGCTCCGCCGCTTGAAAAGAGGGATGCGATCAAGAATAGATTCGAGCCAAGCTGGCAAGGGGCCACTCTTGTCGATCACGTAGTAGAAGGCAGTAAATAGGACAGCGGAAAGAGCCGAAAGTGCCACGGCTACCAGCATGGCTTTCTCGCTCCAGGGCTCCCCCGGCACCCGGCCATAGAAGAACACCGCGCCGGCGTAACCGGTGCCGAACGAGAATGGGATGAGCTTAAGCCGCTGCCACCCTGCGGTCGCCATGGGCGCAAATAGCAGGAAGCAGCAACCAACGGCTGCGCCGGTAGCCGCCCAAGGATGTACGGCCATGGCGACCATGCAGAATAGGGCGGCAGCTTCTCGGGTACACTGGTCGAACATCGCGGCGCCCCTGGAGGTCGGTCAAAGATGGTCGCCAGTGTACCACGGTCACGGAAAGATCCGCGCCGTCATCCTTCGGAGATTGCGGCCCCGATAGCTGCGTACCCGGCGGGGTTAGGGTGAAGTTTATCGGCCTGTGTCAAAGCAGGATCTTGGTAGCCGGTGCTGAGGTTAATCGCGGAAGCCACATCGAAAGCAACATAGACGCCGGTCAAAGTCGGCCGCGAAGTTTCCCACCAGGTTTTATTGTAGTTGCGCAAATCGTAAGGCGCTGTGTTGTCTACGGAACCGGCAACACCGTAAAGACCATTCATCAAAGCAGTGGTCATGCCTGCAGCAGTTGCCGCATTTATGATGTTCTGAATTGTGGTTGTACGCGTCGACTGCGAAACACCTTGGAAATTGTCGTTTGAGCTAGCCTGAAGCAAAAGAACACGACCGCCCTGATCAGTGACCTCTGACATTCGCGCCAGCATCTGTGCACTGGTATTGCCGCCTCGACCCTTGTTGACAACTAGGTTATTTCGCAAGCCGGCGTAAATCCGGGTGTACTGCATCCACCGGCTGGTGCCGTCGGTCAGAGATAGCGACGGGTTAGGGTTAAACCCGGTAGATCCGGCAACAATCGAATCGCCCAGGGCAATAATGTTGGGCCTTGCTACTGTCAGGTAACCAAGGTCGATATAAGTCCCGGCCAAGGAGGCGCTGGGGGTTTGTATAGCAATGTTCGGCGGGGCGAACCAGGTGTGCAGTACGCGTGCCTTATACTCCCAGGTTCCGTCGGACTTTTTGAAGTATAGAGTTGCGGTCCCGAAGGTGCTGTCATACTGGAGCGCCATTTCCACGAAAGCGGCTTCGTAGTCAACCGAACCAAGGCTGATCGCCGCAACCTGACGAGCAGTCGTGTATCCGGTAATGCTCATAGCGTTAGCCGCGCTGCTGTCACCGCCGTTGGCGGAGCTAAACCACACGCCGAGTTCACGAGTGCCGTCGGTGAGCCAAATAACACTAGTTCTGCTGGCTGCGTTACTTGCCCGAGCTTTTATATAAATTATGAAATCTCGGTTAGCCGTGGGCAATGTAACCGCTTTCACACTTGAACTACTCGTACCGCCGGCCGTTTTAGAATGCTTCAGAAATCCCGAACCGACAGTCAGGGTGGAGTTTGTATTCGTCCAGCCCGTAGTAGCGGTGGCGTTGTCGTTGAATGTGGCGTTGTCGTCAGCAATAGGCGGCAACAGCGACGGCAACACTACGCTATAAACTGCACGGCGTTCGTAAAGCCAGGTGACGCCGCCATCGACAGTAGTCAAACGGCACAAAGTGATATCACCACGGCGCGCGGTTGAAACCATGGAAGTTACGCCATTCGGCAGCATGACGTTAGACGGGGTAGCGACGGTGTAAATGCCCGTGGTCGGCTGGCTCAAAATCCAGTCGACCTCGACTTTTACCCCGGAAGCCGCACCGTTGAGGTTAAGCGTCGTGACGTTAGCCGACAACACCGTACCGAATGTCGAGGCCGTCGAAGGGTTCAGCGTTACCGTTCCCGAGGTCACGGGTGCGGAAGCGTAGCCGTTAACCTTTTTGTATAGGTCCGCGTCTGCTGCTCTCAGGGCGGCCAGGGCAGCAGCCACGTTACCCGATACGGTATCGCCGATAAGTGCCGCGCCACCAGGTGCTGCCAAGGCCTGCCGCAGCGACTGATCGCCGATATCCACAAGCCTGGCGGAATCAGTAGCCCATGTTCCTGTGAGGTTCACCGGCAACGTTGCAGGCATCTTCACACGATAGACAGAACCGTTATAGTCGATTAACTGGGTAGCGCGTAGCACGGTCAACGGTGAACCGGGTGTGTAAACGAGGTGTACCGCCTCGTAGCCATTGTTGACCAGGAAGGCGTTAAAGTCTTGCTCGAATCCATACCAGGTCTTGCGGTCGCGCCCGAACCGGTCAACCCAAGACGCAACAAATGCGTTCAGCGCGCTATCAAAATTTTGGGCGTTATCGCTGAGGTCCTTGAATTCATTAGACCCAAGAGGGTTTCCGGTATTAAAGCTCATTTATTTTCCCTCTAGGTTGTCGAAAGCCTTACGGGTAGGCAGGCCAGTAGCTGTTCACCGCGATGTCGAATATGGACGCTTCCAGGAGGTACTGCGGAAATTCTCCGGTACCTACCGGCGTAACCGCTCGCTCGCGAAGTTCCAGTTCGCCACTGTACGACCACAGGTCGGGTCCCACCCGAGACGGCCCCGAATATACGTCAGTAAATCTGCAAGTGTATAACTGGTACCCCAATGGCGTTTCGAGCGGGCATTCAAACCAGGAAGACCCGTCTATCAGAGCATCTCGCCAC